ATCGTAACGCAGGGCGCAATTGAAGATATGCCAGTTGCAGCCACGCTAAAAGGAGTCCGGCTTGATGATGGTGTGTGGTTTGAAGTAACGGCTACACCAAAGACGATCGAGATTCATGATGACGTTGTTATTCTTCTGCTTCACTACGGCGGCGCAAAAAACCGCACCGTTGCAGGTGAGATCAGCATCAAGCGCGGAACGATGGTTAAGTGGAAGGTCAAAGTGTAAATAGCACGAATTGTTAAAACTCAAATGTGGGGCCAGGTATAATTGCCCCACTTTCAACGAAGGAGATAAAACGATGTACATTAGCAAGAAGATGAAATGTGTTTCCGTTAACTATGCTTGCTCTGGCATGTTCAAGCCTGGCGAAATCTATACGGCGCAAAAACTGAAATCATCAACCGGATCTTTTTACGTGAGCAATAATAAGGGGCATCGCATGTTCCTGAACGGCGGCGAAGGCACTAAGGTTATGGCGCACGCTATGGTAATTGCTGAATTTGAGGAAGTGAAAGAATGATTATCTACGTTGTGCATGGTGATATTTACTACGACGGAGAATACTTTGAGGGAGCCTTCAGCGAATTTGATAAGGCAGAACAGCACGCTGAGACGCTTCCGGATTGTTACGACGAAGTAACAATACGCGAGATAAAACTTGATGATCCAACATATGATGGCGACAAATGGAGCGTAAAATGAAAAAATACACTTTCGAACTGTGGGGCAAGAAGTACGAATTAATCACCAGCAAGCCGATTGTTATCGTTGACCTGGACGGCACACTATCGGACGGATCGCATCGTCTGCACTTGCTGCCAACTGAAAACTTGCACCTTGCCGAATCGTGGAGCGAATTTAACAGGGCCGCCGACGGAGATTCACCGATTAAGAGCACGATCGCGGTTATTAACGGTTTGTGGGTGTCAGGATTTGCCATCGTCATCTTGACCGGACGTAGCGACGAGGTTCGCTATAAAACCTGCAAATGGTTGAATGAGAACGGTGTGAAGTTTGACGAAATCATCATGCGCCGCCAGGAGGACAACCGAAAGGATACGGTTATTAAAGAAGAAGCCTTGCGCGCCATTGGCCTGGACAGCATTGTTTGCGCCTTTGACGATTCGCCGAACGTGGTTAAGCACTTCCGCAGCCTGGGGATCACAACCTATCAGGTCACGGAATACGACAAGCCACACGCTCACCTGCAATCTCACGGCGTGGAGTGTTTAAAATGACTTGGTTGCTTTTAATCTTTGTCACAAGTTACAACTCCGCAGCTATTGAGTCGCAGGAGTTCCACGGCGAATCAAGATGCCAGGAGGCGCGAAAGCAAGTTATTCTCCACATGTCAGATAGTGGGAAGGATGTAACAGCGTTATGCGTTCGTAAATAGCACTTTTTGCAAAAACAGATTATCGGGCTTGCGGTATAGTAAGCCCATAAACAACAAACGAGGATTAAATCATGGCTAACAAGATTGAGTTTTTTAAAGCGGTGGACGTTATCGACGGCGAGCCTAGCTTCTTTGCTATCCATTCTATTGACGGCAAGGATATTGGGTACAACGTTATCCGTCGAGATGGAATATCAAAACTTAGTGACCTGGTAGGCCATATTGTGTCAATAGGGAAATGCGCATGGCCCGATTCGCCACGAGAGCCGCGTCGCCGCGACATGATTAATCCTGAATTGCTTTACACTCTGGTAGTAGAAGGAGAAAATAAATGATTTGGTTACTTGCTTTTTTGGTTGTTTTTCTTTACATTTCAGGCTTGTTTACGTTCCGCGCGTTGGTGAAATATTCTGACGCGACAGACAAAGACGACAAAATCGTTCTCGCTTTCTGGTTTGTTTGGGTGTGGTTAGCAATTTACGAGATCATCAGAGACAAACAGAAATTTGATTGGTGATTCTTGCTATGGCGCATTCATGCAGTGCGCCATGTTGAGAAAACCTAAAGGGGGAAATGATGCGTAACTTTGAAAAAATCATTACCAAAAAGAAGCGTCGCGGGTACGATGAGCATGTGGAGTTTGTGAACAAACAGCGCAAGAAGCGCCATAGACGCGAAATTCTGCATAATATCAACTCACGCTATGGAGGAAACTAAATGCAATTGCCACCATTTGACAAAAAAAGCGAAGAGATTGCCAAAACTGCATGTCACCTTCGAGAGCTTGCCGACATGATAGAGCGCGGTCAGGTTATGATTGTCAATATGACGATCAAAAGCGAGAATAGAAATTTCAAGGTTTTAAGCGAGACAACAGAAATTACCGTCTTGAAAGCAAGGGGAGAGTAATCATGAAACGAGACATTATCATCCTTAATGGGCCTCCAGGTTGCGGGAAGGACACTATTGCAGCTTACCTAACGGGCCATCGTTACCCAGCGGTTAAGGCATCATTCAAGCAACCTATGTTCGACATTGCTTTTTCTATGCTTGGCCCGACTCGATACGATGAATTTATGGACCTGTACAACGACCGAGAACAAAAAGAAAAGCCTCAAGTTATTTTGGGCGGCAAGTCACCTCGACAATTCATGATCTGGATTAGCGAGGATGTAATGAAGCCAGTTTTTGGGGATCACTATTTCGGGCGTCGCATGGTTGAAGAGATTCACGAGATGTACCGAGATTTGGCGGTTGTGATCAGTGATGGCGGATTCCCCGAAGAAATCAAGCCGCTCGTTAAGGCGGGGCATGAGGTGCATATTTGCCGATTGCATCGCGACGGCTTCACGTTTGCTGGCGATTCGAGAGACTACATTGACCTGAGCGGTTATCACTATCGAATCCATCACTATGACTTCCAATTGCAGGACGGTAAGCCGGAACTGGCTGTAAACGAGATCGTCAATGCAGTCAAATGGAAGCACACACAGATTAAATAGCACGAATTGCTAAACGCGGGGTTATCGGCCCCGCTATAATGCTCACATCAACAAGCAAGAGGAAATCACAATGGTTAACATTCGAAAAATCCGCGTCGGCACTAAATTCTTAGTTACTTACGCAATTCCAGAGAGCGGAATGAAGAAGGGCCAGATTGTTAAGGTTGATAGCAAAAGGTTCGGGATCCCTGGTATCAATGGCTATCTAATCAATAGAGATCTTGGATTCGACGGATTCGCTATCCGTGCGCTTGAGGGCATTGTTGCAACTCTTAAACGAATCACTAATCATCGCGGCTGCCCAATCAAGACGATTAAAGCGCCAGTAAATTACGGCAAACTGGATAATCGTCGAATCCGCCGCCTGGCGCGTAACGCGTTAAAATTCCGTGGCGTAGGCGATGATTTCTACTATGGATACAAGAGGATTGCGCGCAATGCTGGGAAATAACAATAACGCAACGAATCCTAAGCCACCTTTTGATTTTCATTCCGCAATGATTGCGGTATTATCAATGCTACTTTTTCTTTATAGCATGAGGGCGCTACTATGGTTTTTAACGCATTGAAACGACTGTTTAAGCCGGAATACCGGATCGTATTTTGCCGCGACTGTTCTACTTATCATGTGCAGCGACGCAGCTTAGGCGGCAATTGGCACTATGTTACAGACGACTTTTTCGGCATCATTGCCACTGAATTTAAGTATTACAGTGATGCTTATATGTACGTGAAGAAGCGCCACCGCTTACGCAAGTGTCGTTTTTCCGTACTGATTCACGTTAATGATTGTTACTGAGGTGAAAATGAAAACTGGTATTATTATTCTTTTCCTGATCCTTTTCGGTAGCTATTTAACCATTAACTATGAGGGCATTATGGCCTTTTGGGGCAACTTGATGATGTTTACCGCTGGTTCGATTGCTGGCTACTCTGACGGGAAAAAGGATGGCGTTCGCAAGATGCTGATGGGGCTTAAACAAAAATAAGGGGATCTGAAATGGCAAACAAAACTTACCGCAAACTACTGGTTAACGCTTTTGAAAATATCGCGCAGTGTAACAAGTGGAACGACTCTAAACACTCGCCAGTCACAATGAAGCGCGCCGGATTCAAAAATGCTCGTTCATGGGCGCGAGCTTTCGCAGCTTGCTATATGCCGGATGGCGGACTAGGAGCGATGGACGATTTTTTGATCAACATGATAGAGGAAGCGGCGCGAGAGGATCGACCGCTGACACAGCTAGATTTTGATGACTTCGCGCGCGATGAGCTTTACTATCTGAGCTAATAGCACTTTTTGTTAAAACTTCCGCAGGGGCATTTGATAAAGTGCCCTTATTGAAGCGAAACAGAGGAAAGCGCAATGAAAATCAAAATCACCAAAATCGACACTATCAACGGCGACGGATCAATCACTCTTGAGCAATGCGGTTTGGTTGTTGGTGATGTGCTGGAAGTTGACGGACATTTCAGCGACGGATCTTATTGTGTTATTGCGCCGCGTAACAGCGAGTTTATCAAGGCTGGCGATAATATTAGTGTTAACCATGACGAATGCGAGGTAGTAGAAGAATGATCACGATTAACCTGTCAGAGCAGCAAGCGCGCATTATGTTGTCGGCCTTCGGTTGGCGAGACAATGACGGTTTACAGGCCACAGTTAAAATTTATGAGCCAGTGGCGCGTGAAGTTTTCAGCCAGCTAGAACACGCATTTGATCCTGCTGGGACTGAGCAAGCGGAAACTGCCGCATGGTTCGGAGAGAACGGATACAGAGATCAGCAAGTCGAAAACTGGAAGCGCATAAACGAGACTATGGAGGAATCAGGTTTATGATTTACATTCACTACTACCAAATCGGAACTAACGAGAACAAAAAAGAGCATCGTTTCATCCACGATGATTTGGACAAGGCAAAGGCACAGCAACATGTTTTAGGCGGCGTCATTCAGGCTTTTGAGCCTGTAGAAGATATTGAGTACCGCGAGCATTTAAAAGATGTTGTTATTGATGAGATCTCTTGCTTGATTGATGATATGACAAATCACGGCCCTGGTTCCCCGTGGGAAGACGCAGGATCTGTAACGTGGGATAAGGCCAAAGTTAAGACGCTAAACAACTTTCGAGAGATTCTCGACGGTTTTTAATTAAAAACGCATAGCCGTTAGAGCGCCTCAATCGCATTCTAACGAGCTATTTTTCTGGTAAGGTGATTTAATGGATGAGTACAAACAACCTTCGCAGTGGTGCAAAGAGAAGCAAGAAGAGGCGCTGGAGCGCGGAGATGTGGAAGAAGCTATGAACTATTTCAAACTTGCGGAAGAATGGAAGGGGAGAGGATACTGATGTTCGGCATGAATGAGGCGCAATTCAACGCAGCTAAACGCCAGGCTAAAAAGTGCGGCGAGGCGATGAAAGCGGATGTGGAAAAGCGCGGGAAGTATGTTGATGAAGTAATGAAGGGCATCATTGCAGAACACTACCAGCCAATCGCGCCAATGTTGACGATCACTCAATTCATTTGGCTATGTGGTTACTTGCGTGGACGTTGGGGGAACGCTTTCGACAGGGAATGATTGACAACTCTTTCCTGATTGGTTAGCATGGCGTCGTTTACATAAGAGCGGCTTAGTCCGAACGCGTGACGCGATAGTCACACAACAACGGCGATATGCAGGAGGTTTTTGCAATGCAAAATAATCCGTAAGACGTATCGCCTTTTTTAATGGAGATTCAAAATGATCAAATACAAATTAACCGTTTCTTTCCGTGATACCGTTATTCATCCTTTCTACAATAGCTTTGTTAACAGCTTTACAGTAGAAGTTACAGAGGATCAGCTAGACGGTGACGAAACTTGCATTTCTATTGGAAATGTTGCTTACCCGATTCACAACATTACCAGCATTAAGCGTGAGGTTGTCGCTGATGAATTACAAAGTGAAGATGACGATCCGGCGAATGGGGCGTAATTGCCAATCATGCAAACAGGAATATGAATGCGTAGTTGATGCTCTTGATGAACTGGAAGCAGTAACAAAAGCAAAAGAGCAATCGGGCGCTAATCCTGAAACACATCAATTTTCAATTAACCTTGTGAGGGCTTTACAATGATCGCATTATATTTCTGCATTGGTTTTATCATGGCTATCATTATCTTTTCCGTTGTCATGCGCTTTGCTTATAAGTTCGTTATTAATAAAGGCTGGTACGCTTCTGCAATCTGGAGCGAAAAACAAAAGAAATGGCTTGTACGTGGTCAATACCTGATGATCGGCAGCAAGATCCTAAATTCCATTCGAGCCAAAGATGGAAAAGTAAAATATACAGCTTAAAAATTACCCGCCGCACGGCGGGTTTTTTATTGCCCGTTGTCTGGTATAATCAGGAATCTAACTAAAGGAGGATTAATAATGGCTAAAAATGTTGAGCCTGCTGTAAAGGCATTAAATTTCAAAGAGTTATACAATAAAACTTATGGAGATATTGTTACGCTAAACAACCGCCACAAGTACACGCCGGAACAGGTTTTTGATATGGCGATCCGCTATTTCACTTGGGCCGAAGAGAATCACATCCAGGCGGCTGAAACTGCTTCCTTTCAGGGTGACGTGTACGAGAGCAGAGTTTACAAGCCTCGCGTTTTCACGGTTAACGGATTCAGCTTGTATCTCGGCGTGACTGAGGCTGCCGTAAGCAAATGGCGTAAAGAGCCTGGATTCTGCGATGTGATGGAGTTTGTTGATAAAGTAATTTACGAGCAAAAATTCCAGCTTGCGGCAAATAACATGATTAACGCTGGATTTATCGGTAAAGAGATCGGAGTAGAGAAGCCAGCAACAGTGAGCGTTGAAGCGAGCGCGGCAGCTAATGCAAGCATTGACGCAGTAACTGCCGATGAGGTGAAAGAGGCTGTGATTGATATTCTGGAGCAAATTTAATGATCATATGGGAAGATTTGACGGCGGCGCAAAAGCGAGCCATTAAAGAAATCAGTGAGCATTCATTCGAAAAGATGATCAGAATCTGGTTCCAATTATTGCAGGGGCAAAAATTCCAGAGCAACTGGCATTTTAGCTTATTGTGCAGTGAGGTAGAGAAGATCATCAATGGAGAGTCGCAGAATGTGATTTTCAACATTACGCCAGGTAGCGGCAAGACTGAGATTTTCTCGATCCACATGTCACCCTACGCGTCATTGAAAAGCCGGAAAGTGAGAAACCTTAACCTTTCGTTTAGTGATGGCCTTGTCCAGCAAAACAGCAACCGGATAAAGGAGATTATCGGTTCTCCTGAGTGGCAAGAGCTATGGCCTGGAAAACTGGCAAAGGCGAGCGCTAAAGATCTGATAGTCACCGAAGGAGGCAAGGTTAAATTGCAAGTTAACTCACGTTCTATTGGCGGCCAGGTAACAGGTTTGCGTGGCGGCTATATGGATGATGGTTTTACTGGTATGCTGGTTCTTGACGATCCAGACAAGCCGGATGATATGCTTTCTAAGGTCAAGCGCGAGGCTATTCACATGCGGTTAAAAAACACAGTGCGATCGCGTCGAATGAAAGACACCACGCCAATTGTTATGGTGCAACAGCGACTACACGTTAATGATTCCACCTGGTTCATGCTTAATGGCGGGATGGGTGGTATTGAGTTTAAAGTTGTGAGCATTCCGGCGCTGGTTACGAAAGAATACCGCGAAACGCTTCCTGATTGGTTGAAGCCTGAATTTGATCGTGATGTGCTGTCAAGTAAGCCAGTGATGATAGATGGTGTTGCTCATTATTCATTTTGGCCTGCGAAGGAAAGCGCGGAGGAGTTGCTCGCATTGCGCAATGCTGATCCGTACACGTTCGCTAGTCAGTATCAGCAACAGCCTGTTGCGCTTGGCGGTAACGTGTTTAAAACAGAGTGGTTTCAGTATTACGGCAGCAGCGAGAAATGCACGCTACCAAAACCGGATCGCTTTGAATATACATTTATCACGGTTGATACCGCGCAGAAAACAGGGGAGCTTAACGACTATTCCGTGATCTGTTATTGGGGGATGTATAAAGATCGTGTTTACTTCATTGATGGCGTTCGCGGAAAATGGGAAGCACCGGACCTTGAGACGAATTTTGTTGCATTCGTTAATCAGTGCTGGAAGCGCAATAAAGAATGCGGAACATTGCGAAGGATTCATGTTGAAGATAAGTCGTCTGGCACTGGCTTGATTCAGAGTGCAGCGAAAAAAATCATGATCAAGATCAATCCCGTTCAGCGTGATAAAGACAAGGTTACTCGTGCAATGGACGCAGCACCAGTAATGCGCGCAGGACGCGTGGCACTTCCAGAATCGCATCCTATGCTGGCTGAGATACTTGCGGAGGTTGCGGCTTTTGCTTATGATGATTCGGCGCCACACGATGATATTGTGGATACTATAATTGACGCTGTAAACATTGAGCTTAACCTTGCTGATGATGCCGTTGGTCGAATGAAGCGTCTCGCTGGATTGAGGAGTAAATAAATGAGAAACGCGATCTATGATATAGCCAAAGATTACCTTTACTACGATGGCGAGTTCGTCAGATGGAAGGTTCACATTAAGAAAAGCCGATTCCATCCTGGAGATATTGCTGGAACAGTGGACGGAGACGGATATATCAGGATCGCGTTGTTCAGACAGTCGGTGTTAGCGCATCGGTTTGCTTGGGAATGGGACAATGGCCCAATACCGGAAGGAATGCAAATTGACCACATAGACCACGTAAGAACAAACAACAAGCGAGACAATTTAAGGATTGTAACGCATGAGCAGAACGGGAAAAACACGAAAAAATCAATCAGAAATACCAGCGGATGTGTTGGGGTTTATTGGTATGCGTCGCGAGAAAAATGGTGGGCGTTTATAGGTAACGCAGCAAAAGGAACTCGCAAATCACTTGGCTATTATTCTGACTGGTTTGATGCCGTTTGCGCCAGAAAGCGAGCGGAGTTTGAACTTGGTTATCACGAAAACCACGGCAAGAAATAGCACGAATTGCTAAAAGAAAGTATAATCAAAGGCTGGTAAATCCAGCCTTTTTATTGGAGGAAAGATAATGAGTAAATCACGAATCGTTAAGTCTGACGGCTACAACGAGATCTTTAAAGGCGAGAATTGCAACTCGCGAGTAGAGCAACCATTCTACATGCAATCAATGCCATACAAGACGCTTGCTGACTTTTACGAAAAAGATGGCCTGGCAAAAAGGGTTATTGACGTAGTACCAGAGGAAATGGTTTCCCCTGGCTTCACGGTTGACGGCGTGGCAGACGAGGCAGCATTCCGTTCTTTGTGGGATGAAAAGCGATTGAATGCAAAAATTATTGATGCGCTTTGCTGGTCGCGTTTGTTTGGCGGATCTGCAATCATTGCTCTTGTTCAGGATGGGCGAGCGCTCAAATCACCTGTAAAGCCTGGTGCCATGCTGGAAGACGTGCGCGTTTACGATCGTTATCAGATTCGCGTTGAAGCGCGCGAAACTAATCCACGCAAGGTTCGCTATGGCGAGCCAGTGCTTTACACTGTAACACCAGGCGGAGACTTGCCGGAATACCAGGTGCATTACACGCGCGTTTGCATTATCGACGGTGAGCGGATACCTAACGCAAAGCGACGCAGCAATGATGGCTGGGGTGAGTCAGTTCTTAACAAGCGGCTTGTTGAGGCTATTGTTGATTATAACTATTGTGAAACATTGGCAACGCAATTATTGCGGCGGAAGCAACAGGCGGTATGGAAGGCTAAAGGACTCGCTGACTTGTGCGATGATGAGGAAGGTGTTAGCGCGGCACGCCTGAGACTTGCGCAGGTTGACGACGAGGGTGGCGTAGGCAAGGCCATTGGTATTGATGCTGAGGATGAGGAATATGATGTTCTTAACTCTGACATTAGCGGAGTTGATTCTTTTCTGGAAAAGAAAATGGATCGCATAGTTTCCCTTTCAGGTATTCATGAAATCATCCTGAAAAATAAAAACGTTGGCGGCGTTAGCGCAAGCCAAAACACGGCGCTTGAAACATTCTATAAGCTGATTGAACGAAAACGCATTGAGGATTACAAGCCTATCCTTGAATTTCTATTACCGTTCATCATTAGCGAGCAGGAGTGGAGCATTGAGTTTTCACCTTTGAGCGTGCCTAGCGATAAAGATCAGGCTGAAATTCTTAATAAGAATATCGACTCAATCAGCAAGGCTATTGATGGTCAGTTCCTTGATGTTGAAGAGGCGCGCGACACGTTGCGAGCAATCGCCCCAAGCGTTAAACTAAAGGACACTAATAAAATCAAGCTGCCGGAGCCATCGGAGCCGGAGCCAGGCACACAGGGGAATGAGTAATGAAAGTGAAGGGCGTCGTTAAACAATGGCGCTTTCCTGAAGCAAGCGAGCGGCAATTTAGCCGCTCAATTCAGGAGGCAATTAGAGATCTTGTGGTTCTCATGCGCAAGCGAACAAAAGCGATGAAGTTTGACGCAACAGATAATGAGATCAACAGCGCAGAAGATGAAATTAACGGCCTGGCAACTGACCTTATAGCTGGCATTGTTTCCACTCTTCCTGCAATCGCGTTAACCATCTATAAATTCAATGCGAAGCAGTTCATAAATGTTGCCAAGTCAACTGGAGGAAAGGATAACACGGCGGTAATTGTTTTGATCGCGGTTGGCGCTAACGCTAACGAGGAGTGGTATCAGACGCTTTACGGTCAATGGCATGGCCTTACAGAATCATCGCTAAGGAAGTTATTCACAAATATTGTGTCTGACTGGTCAACAAACATTCGCAATGCAAACTTTCGCGGAAGCAATGATAAACAGGTTAATGATCTTGCAGAAAAGAGATTTGCTGTTTATAGCTCCTGGGGTAAAACGAGATCAGAAAACATTATCGGCGCGTGGAATAGTCGCCTGATGCGCCAGCGCCTTTATGATGCTAAGGTAACTCATTATTTCTGGCATGGGATGTTAGATGATAGAGAGCGATTGCAGCATGTGTTATGGGAAGGTAAAAGAATAGCGCTTGATGCAATTCATGATTTCCCTGGTGAGCCGTGGGGTTGCCGTTGCTGGGCAATTCCAGATTGGAATAATAAAGGAGAGTGATTAATGAAGGCAAAACAAAGATTTGATAGCGTCCAGGTTAAGGCGCATTTTGATGATAATGGCTTTTTAGTTGATCGCCCAATTGTGGCGAGAATTGGCTTGCAGGAGTACCGCACACCGTATGGAATCAGACGAGAGTTCCGTCCAGCGTCCGAGGTGTTCAAGGCTGATTCCCTTGCTACTTTCGCAGGTAAGCCGATCACTATCGGTCACGTCACAGTGACGCCAGATAATGCGGATCAGGTTGTTGTTGGTTCATGCGCTGGCGCTGGTGTTCCTAATGGGATTGGCGTTGAAGTTCCGTTAAGCATTTACTCAAAGCGAGCAATTGAGAGCGCAAAAAAGAAAGACACGGCGGAAATTTCAGTTGGTTACACATCAATTGATATTGATAAACCAGGATGGGGCAACAATAAAACTGGTGATTACTTATTTGATGAAGACCTTAAAGAAGACTGGAAGCCTGATTCTCCTGATTGGGTCAAATTTGACGCCATTCAGACGAATATCCGTGTCAACCACATTGCGCTTGTCTTTCGTGGTCGTGCTGGCATTGCCAAATTAAATCTTGATAGTGAACAAGATTTTCCGTATAGTGACGAGGTTCTAAATGACAAAGGAGATGAGGAAATGACAGTAAAAATTAAACTTGATGGCGCGGTAGAATTTGATGTTCCAAAGGCCGTTGCTGATCATATTGAGGCGTTAAAGGCAGATGCAAAAGCTGCAACCGAAAAAGCTGATGGCCTTGAGGCCGAGCGCGACGCCCTGAAAACTAAAGTCGATGGCATTCCGGCGCAGATTGCAGAAGCTGTTAAGAAGGCAAAGACTGACGCAGAAGAACATGCCAAGCTGGTTGCAGATGCAACTGAAATTGGCATCAAGTGTGACGGCTTGGACGCTAAAGCGATCAAGGTTGCTTACGTCAAAGAAGTCACTGGCGCTGATATTTCAGAAAAAGCTGATGCATATATTGAAACAGCTTTTGACCTTGCTAAGCAGTCTGATAAAATGGCTGCGCAGCGTAAATCTGTTAAGGGCGATTCTTTCGAATCTTGCAAGAGTGAAAAAACCGACTCCCTTGATCCTACTGCGCGTTTGAAAAAACTTAAATAAGGAGAAATAAACATGGCTACAATTGGAGCAAGCTACTTTGCTGTAATGTCTCGTGCGTTACCTGGTCAGGTTTCTGACACTTCAGCTTATAATATTGATGGCGCTTGTGTTCTTGAGAATGCGGCAGGCAATCAGAATCAGTCTGTTTTTGTTGGTGTGGCGGTCCAGCATGGCGGCGTTGACGCTATGGGCAATAAGCTAATTAAGCCGATGGCGGCAAGCGGCAAGGCTTACGGCGTTGCAATTCGATCTCACTTTCAGACAACTTCGTCTGACGGTCGAATGATTTATGAATCTGGCGGCGGAATCAACGTAATGACTGAAGGGCGTGTTTGGATGTTGGCTAAAGACGCTTCCGCGCCAGCTTTCGGCACTGCAATCAAACTGTCTGATGATGGTCAGGTCGATACCACGTCTGGCACTATCGAAACAAACTGGATCGCGACTGGTGATTTCACCAAGTTTCAAGACTTGAAGCTGGTAGAGGTTCAGGTGCAAAAAATTCCGGCAGCTTCAGCAGGTTAATAAATATGGCGCTCACTGAGCGCCTTTTTTATATTTGGAGTTCTCATGAGTGATTATTCAGTCATTGTTGGCGCTGAGTCGCCAGGGTGCATGGTCGATTCTTCAATAATGGTGATTAACGGATCTTTCGTGTGCGGAGATGAATTTATTGCGCCAGGTAAGATTGTTCGACTATCACATATAACAAATGGATACAAAATAGCAAGTGTTAATGGGGGTCTTGTTATTGGCGTGGCAGTAAGGCCGCAGGACTCGTGCATATATGAGGAGGGTGATCCAGTTAATGTGGTTAGTAGAGGTAGTGTGTGGTGCTTAACTTCTGAGAGCGAAGCGCCAGAATATGGAGATAAAGTATTTGTAACGCAAGATGGAGATGCGGCATACAGTGAAGGCGACTTGCTGATTGGTTGGATCTTTACTGGCGAACATGTAAAGGTTGATCATGATTCATATATTGTCGGGGTAAGCATTAGCGCATAACACAAAATTATGTTGCACGTTTAACAAAAAATGCTATCATTGTGGCGTTACATACTAACAGCCTTTATATATGGAGGAAGAAAATGGAAAAAGAAAAATTTGATCAGCTAGATGCGGATATTGTTTCTAGCTATCTGGCTACTCGCGGCGTTAAGGGTGATGCTTCTGATATGGGTATCTGGACGGCGCAAGAGCTTCACAAGATCCGCTCAACTGCTTACGAGAAAGAATATCCGGCAGGTTCAGCGCTTCGTGTATTCCCTGTAACTAATGAGCTTTCTGATACTGATAAGACTTTTGAATATCAGATGTTTGACAAGGTTGGTTACGCAAAAATTATCGCTGATTACACCGACGATCTGCCGACCGTTGACGCGCTGATGTCCAGCGAATTTGGTAAAGTGTTCCGCTTGGGTAACGCGTTCTTGATCTCCATTGACGAAATCAGGGCTGGTCAGCGCACTGGTAAGAGCCTTTCCACTCGCAAGGCAAACGCAGCGCAAAACGCTCATGATCAGGAAGTTAACCGCCTGGTGTTTAAGGGTTCAAAGCCGCATAAGATTCTTTCGGTGTTTGAACATCCTAACCTGACAAAGATCGTGTCAACTGGCTGGTTAAGTGCTGATGAAAACACTAAGTTCCCGCAGGCAGCATCTGATGAACTGGAAAAGGCTATTGAAACCATTCAGACCATCACCAATGGTCAGCACCGCGCAACCAATATCCTGATTCCGCCGTCTATGCGCAAGGTTCTTTCCGTTCGAATGGAAAACACCACTGAAAGTTATCTGGAATACTTCCAGAAACAAAACAGCGGAATCACCATCGATTCAATCGCAGAGCTTGAGGATATTGATGGCGCTGGAACGAAAGGTTGCCTGGTATATGAGAAAGACCCAATGAACATGTCGATCGAAATTCCAGAAGCATTTAACATGCTTCCGGCGCAACCAAAAGATCTGCATTTCAAAGTTCCGTGCACTTCAAAATGTACTGGACTGACTATTTACCGTCCATTTACGCTGGTGCTTATTACTGGCTTGAAAAAATCCGGTTAATCGTATAACATTTGGGAATCCTTAATTGGATTCCCTTTTTTATTGGAGGTTACAAAATGGCTAAAGAAAAAACTGTAACGTTAAAGGTTTCCGGTGTGTGCCTTATCATTGTTGATGGCGAGCATTATCATCCAGGCAAAGAGTTTGACGTAGAAGAATCAAAATTGAAAACAAGCGCGTTTGAATATCTAATTGCAAAAGGCGATCTGGAGGTTAAAGACAACTCCGCATTGAACGAAGAAATCAAACAGAGCGCAGCAAGCAAACGTAAAAAAGACCCGCGAGAGGGCAAGAGCAAAGCCGAACTTGAAGACGGCGGCATCTATTAATAAAGAGGGCGCTTATAGCGCCCTTTGTCATATCTGGAGGAAACACAATGGTTGATGAATTTTTCACTGACACAGAAATCACGCAGCAAATCGTGAAATTAGCTCCACCGATGAAGCAGATTGATCCAGATTTAATGGTGGCATGGATTGAGCTTGCAAAGGAATTTGTTTGCAAGAAGCGGTTTAAAGAATCATATCCTAAAGCTGTTGCTCTTTATACGTTGCACCTTATGACGCTTGACGGAGCGATGAAACAGGAAGGTGAAAGCGTAGAAAGCTACTCCCGCCGCGTTGCCTCGTTCACTCTGACTGGTGAGTTTAGTCAGACGTTTGATCGAATTTCTTCCGATACAAGCGGAAAGCAGATCCGACAAACGCCGTGGGGCAAAATGTACGAAGTGTTAAACCGTAAGCACGGTGGCGGCTTTGGCCTTGTGACTGGATTGCGCCGGAGATGCTGCCGATGAACCACAATGAGATTGCAAGAATGGCTACGGCTGGGATTAACTTTTTCAGCGACGCTAACGGTATGTTTAAGTGCATCACGCAGCAGGGAGGGGTTGAGATTATCGGCGGAGAGGAAGTTACCAAGCCGGAGATTTCAGTGATGATAAAGGGGCTTGTTAGATCTCCGAGGACTAGAGAGGTTGACGGTGAAACAATCCGAGTAACAGACAAGTTGGGGATATTCACCAATGAAACTGAGATCAAAAATGGTTATCAGATTGAAATTGATGGCGAACGTTATGTTGTCGTTGAAGCAAGACCAGTCAGGCAGACTAACATCACGGCGGCTTATCGTCCGATATTAAGGAGGATTGCTGTGCATGGCGGATAATTATAAGATCAGGGAATTTCACGGTGATATAAGCAGGTGGATTGATTCAGTAAGCAGCGGCCTTGTTGATTGCGTTGAAATGTTCGCGACAAACGTCCACGAGGATCTTGTAAAGCGTTCGCCAGTTGATACGGGCCGATATAAAGCTAACTGGCAGGTAACAGCAAACAAGCCGCCGCTATATGCTCTCAATCAATACGATCGCGATGGTAGTAAAACCATTGCAGAAGGCAAGCGAGCAATATATGCAATCATGCGGGGCGGTGGCGCGGTGCGGTCAATCTATTTTTCAAACATGCTTATTTACGCCAATGCGCTTGAATACGGGCATTCAAAACAAGCGCCGTCCGGCGTGCTGGGAATCGTGGCGGTAAAGCTGCGATCCTATATGACTAAGGCAATAAAGGATTCGAGGGCAAAAAATGCACTATGATTTAATGTTAGCGGCAAGAAAGGCGCTGGCGGCGGAATATGAATCACGATTCAAGATCGCCTATGAAAACGTTGATTTTGTTCCGCCTGGTGATGGTTCGACGTGGTTAAAATTTGACTACATGGAAGCCGACACAGATCGCATATCTCTTGATAGAAAATGCGTTTCTTATATCGGATTGGTTCAGGTTGGAATTGTTATGCCTCCTGGCGGCGGCACTGATAAAGCGCGTTTGCTTGCTAAAGAGATTGCGAGATTTTTCTATGATGGTAGAATGATTGAAACTGGCTATATTAGCGAGGGAGCAAAGGTCCACACATTACTAAAAAGTGAAACAGGTTGGTTCTTACCGATCCGTTTCAGTGTTAGGCTTGATACAAAGGAGGAATAATCATGCACTTGCCTAATGGTTCTCAAATTTTCATCGGCGTTAATATGGGTGATCCGATTCAGGCTACGGCTATTTCAAATGCTGACGATCCTGTTTTTACTACTGACAATACTCAAAATATTGAGAAGGGCGCTTATGTTCTTATTGAAACATCTTCCTGGGGAAAACTTGTTAGTCGAGTCCTTCGAGTAAAGGAAGTAACTAGCAATCAAAGTGTTACTCTTGAGGGTGTAAGCACGAAAGACACCAATGTTTTTCCGGCTGGTTCTAATACAGCAACCTTCCGAGAAGTAAAATCATGGGTAGAGATTCCTTGCGTACAGGATCTTGCGCAGGACGGCGGCGAGCAACAGTATTACACTTATCAGTGTTTGGCTGACGACCAGGAGCAGCAGTTACCGACCTACAAGAGCGCAGTTTCTCTTACCTACACTTTCGCGCATGAATATGATAACCCGATTTATCCTATCTTGCGCGAGGCTGAGGAATCCGGCGACGTAACCGCTTTGCGTATGTACGTGCCGAAAGCTAAAGAGATGCGTTGCTGGGCTGGCGTATTGTCTTTTAATGACATTCCGCAAACCACTATGAACGAAATGGAAACTGTTTCCCTCTCTGTATCTCTGAAAGGCCGATTCACGTTCTTACCTTCCGACGTTAAGTAAAACAAGGGGCGTTGCGCCCCTTTTTTCATTCCTGTAAAATCAATCTATCAAATAAATTAATTCCACTTTTAACAAAAAGTGCTATAAGGAGATCTTAAGATGGCAAAGATGAAACTAACGTTAGGCCCACTGCCTGATTTTAAGCTGCCTGTTTCTTTCGTGCTTCCAAATGGTGATGAGCAAGTTATTGTTTTTACCGTGCGCCACAAGAAGGCAAGCGAAATTCACGAACGATACACGGCAGAAAAGCCGATGAGCGACGTAGAAATGATCACCTTCCTTGCTTCCGGTTGGGATCTGGAAGATGAATTTAACGAGGAAAACGTTGCTAAATTGCTGGATTATTACCCGTCTGCGTCATTATCGCTGACTGGTCATTATATGAAAGCACTTGCGGGGCAGCGGGTAAAAAACTAAAGCGGGCGGTTTACCTGTTTTACCTCAAGCCGCCAACTGACGCACAATTAGAGGCCGTCGGCCTATCCCGTTCAGACTACGAAGGGGAGGATCCGCCGGAGGTAATTTTTGATGAATCAATGTTTCAATCTTGGGATCTATTTTGCGCCATGCAGACGCAATGGAGATCGACTAGCGGCAGTGTGTATGGGTTCGACTATAACGTTTTGCCTATGCTTTTTGACATTTACAAGATTGAGGATCGGGAGATGGCGCTAAATGATTTGCGCATCATGGAACAAAAGGCGCTAGAAATGATTCATTCAAACAAAACATAAGCGCCGCGAGGCGCTTTTTTAATATCTGGAGGTTTTAAAATGGCTGAAAAATACGCTGGCCTAACGCTAGGCGTTGACGTGTCGCAGGTCAACAATGCTGTTAAATCATTGCAGCAATTCAAGAAGGCAAACGACGACGCAAAAAAAAGCGTTAATGAATTTGTTGATTCTGAGGTTGTGGCGCGACAGCAAGCAAAACAGTTTGCCGAAGAACTGGCGCGCCAGAAAGCAGAATTTAAGAAAATCCAGGAGTCAATTGATCCCACCGCGTCAAAGATGGATAAGCTGCGAAAGGCAGCGACACAGCTTGATGCGCTATGGAAAAAGGGCATTGTTCCTGATGAGACTTTTTTTGAGCTTGGATCAATTCTTGAGACGCAGCAAAACAAGCTGATCGCAACAAAAAAAGCGATGACGGAGGAAGGCCGCGCGGCGCTTGAGGAATCAAAGAACAAAGCGCGTGCAGCGGAAGAGGCTAAAAAATTCGTCCAGGCTTTGCGTGAGCAGGAAGAAGCAGCCGGAAAAAGCAAGTCTGAATTGCTGGAAATGAAAGCGGCACAGCTTGGTGTTAGCCAGGAGGCAGCGCCTTACATCGCAAGGCTGAAAGAGCAGGAAAAGCAGATCCAAAAACTTGGAATTTCTACGGGCCAATACAAACAAGCAATGGCGCAATTGCCAATGCAGATCACAGACGTGGTGACTTCACTTGCTTCTGGAATGCCTGTTTGGTTGGTCGCAATCCAGCAGGGCGGACAGATTAAGGATTCTTTTGGTGGCGCATCCAATGCTTTAAAAGCGTTGCTATCTTTCCTGAATCCGGTAAACGTGGCGTTTGGCTTGCTTTCCGGTACGCTGGCAATTGCTGCATATAATGCCTACAAAACACAGACAGAGTTTGAGGCAATTAAAAAAACCGTTCAGGAAACAACTGGCTTGACTGGTGATTTTGCCGAAAAGATTGCTACCGGAATACAGGAGCTTTCCGACAAGACAGGCGAAAGCGCCGAAGATCTTGCAAAGGCTTACATCACCACGAAAGACGGCGCGAGCGAGGCGATTAAAAAACTGGTTGACGTTGGCATGACTTATGATGACGCAAAAAAGAAAGTCAACGAGTACAAGGGCGCGTCTAGCTTTGTCAGCTTGAATAACGAAATTGCAAACCACAAAAACAAAGTCCTTGAGTTGGGCGATTCGTGGTATGAGGTTTTGAAAGCGAAGCGTGATTACGCTTCCCCGTCCGGCGGCCTGTTAGGTAAGGAGCTTGGCTATGTTAACCCTATGCTTAAGTTTGCACTTAACACTTATGAAGACATTGGAAAGGTCGTAAAAGATGCGAATAAGGACATGGCGGAACGAGCGGAGCGAATCGACAAAGAAAACCTGGCCTTAAACAGAGTGCGCGCAGCACAGGAGGCTTTAAACAAAGCTATTGAGGATCAGAAAAATGTGGCGCGTTCGGCTGATGAAGAACTGAAAAAGCGCGCGGCTGAAAACGTGGAGTTTAGGCGCAAAGAGCTTGAGGAAATCAAGAAGCAGGAGCAGAAAAAGAAAGAGGCTAAAGGTGGAATAGTTCGCGGCCCGACTGAGCAGCTTGATAAAGAGTTGTACGTTTTAAAAGCGCAACTGGAGATGCTTAAAGAGCATCGCACTGTTAACGATGTTATTTCTCGCCAGCGTAAATCATTATGGAGTATCGAAAAGCAGATCGAGATCCTGGAGGAAGCGCAGAGCAAGCGTAAATTGACCGGAGCGGAACAGGCGCTACTAAACGAGCAAAAAGCCGTTCTTGAAATGGCAAGGCAAAAAGCGGAGCTAGGGGATCAGATTGTTTTACAGGAGCGCAAAAACAAGCTGGAGCAAGATAGCATTAAGTTTATCCGTGAAACTCAGGCGGCTATTGATGTGCTTGGCCTTAAGCAACTTGGCTACACTGAAAAGCAGATCGAGCGTGAGCTAGAGTTACGCAAGCTGCGCACCGACTACGAGGCGCAAGGCGGAAGCGTTAGCGATGAAGTTTTTCAGCAAATGGAGGCGAAACTTAAGCAGTATTATCAGACACAGGATGAGGTTCAAGGCAACTGGTTGGCAGGAGCAAAAAACGCATGGGAGATGTTCGCGGAAGATGCAAACAATGCCTATGGCAATGTTCAGCAGATCGCAAGCGAGGCGTTAAACGGCCTTACAAACCAATTAGCGAATTTTATCGCTACTGGCAAGGCAAACTTTAAAGACTTCTCGACGGCTATCATCAAAATGATTATTCAGATGATTACGAAAATGGTTGTCTTTAATGCGTTATCTGGCCTGATGGGTGGTCAAACCTGGACGATGGGGAGCTTGCTTAAGAATATTGGCGGATTTGCTGGCGGTGGATACACTGGCGACGGCGGGAAGTATGAGCCAGCCGGAATTGTCCATAAAGGTGAATTTGTCATGACGAAGGAGGCGACGCAGCGTATCGGGGTAGGAAACTTGTACCGCATGATGCGAGGCTATGCTAACGGCGGCGTTGTTGGTAGTTCCGGCTATACTGGCGGTGGCGCTGTAACTGGTGGAGCACCTCAATTTAACATCGGCGGGATTGATGTTAGCATCACTAACGGAAACGATCCGAAGGGCATCGAAACTGGTGTTAAGATGATCTTTACTGATATGATTAAACGTTCCTGTATGCAGGGCGGCGAGGTTTACGAATTTGTTATGAGCAAGCGAGGTTGATAATGAAGCTGGATCAGTTTAAGTGGTGTACGCAGGTTCAGAATGGTGGCGGGGCCATGACGTCATCGAATAACGATCGAGAGATTGCATTCGGTAACGGATACACACAGGTAGCATCTGGAGGTTTTAACACAATCCGGCGAGAGTTCAGCATTGTTTACGCTGGGCTTGATTACAGAGATGTTGTCAAGTTCCTGAATGAGCACAGGCTAAAACCTTTCTTGTGGATCATGCCAGATGGAAGCCCTGGATTGTTTAGGGTGAAAAGCGGTAGCGTCGGCCTTACTCCATTGTCGCCAACCGTTCAGGAAGTAAAAGCCACTTTTACGGAGCAATTTACATCAATGCAGTAATTTAAAGCCGCCTTTGTGCGGCTTTTTTCTTGATGTTACAATGAGCAAAAAGGAGGTAGAAAATGGCTAATAAAGAATCAGGTAGAGTTGAATTTGAGAACTGCCTACAAAGTTTGTACCCAGGCGAAATTATAACGCTTGTGGAGATTGACGGGACGAAGTTCGGGGCAAATATTTACCGATTTCACAATGAGAACATCTCTTATACTGCCGAGGAATTAATGCAAGCGCAGCAAACCGGAATCTTGCCGCCGAAAGATATTATTTTTCATGGTGATGTTTACGGAGCGCGGCCTTTTGGTGTGAGCGGGATTAACTTCACAAGTAACGGCAGGGCAGATAAGCCTCAGCTTATAGTGTCAAACCTTGACAGCAGGGTGAGCGCCATGATCAGAAATTACAATGGCATGATGCAAGCAAAGGTGACTTTCTGGATAACGGCAAAGGAATTTATCGGAGAAGGCGGAGCAATCAAAGATGGCGCTTACAGAAAATTGGTTTATTACATTGAGCGCCCAAGCCAGTACAATAGAGAGATAGCGAAATTTGATCTAACATCGCCTTACGATATGGATGGATTGATGATCCCGCCGCGCATCACTCAAAGCGTTTGCTATTGGGCGCAAAGGGGGTGGTACAGGAGCGGAAAGGGTTGCTCTTATAACGGATCGGCAATGTTCGATAAAGACAATAAGCCAGTAACAGATCCATCACAAGACTATTGCGCCGGAACTGTAACGGCTTGCAAATTGAGATTCGGTCAGCAAAACGAGTTGGATTTCGGTGGTTGCGCGGTGGCGTCACTGCTACGGAGGAATCAATAATGATTAGTGCAAAAATTAAACTTGAAATAATGCAGCACGTTAAAGAGGAATACCCTAAAGAGGCTTGCGGTGTCATAACTCAAAAGTCACGGGTACAGAAATATCACCGCATAACCAATGTGCATGACGATCCAGAAAATCATTTTGAAATGGACGCCGTAGAATACGCTGAATCGCTCGACAAAGGCGAATTAATCGCGGTGGTGCATTCCCATTGCGGGGATGGTGCTAGCACGATACCGAGCGCGCACGACTCATGTATGTGCGATGAAATGGGTGTGTCGTGGATTATAGTGTCATGGCCCGAAGGTGATATGAGAATTGTCGAGCCGCAGGAGAGGCCGCTTATCGGTCGCCCGTGGTCGCTGGGGTCGTTCGATTGCTGGGGTCTTATCATGGCATGGCATAAACAGCACGGAGTAGTATTGAATGACTTCCGAAAGCCTTACGAGTGGTGGAAGTCAGAATATGGTGAAAATCTTTACCAGGATAATTATTTGAAAGAGGGATTTGTTGAAACTAACGAGCCTCCAAAACCTGGTGATATGGTGATTATGCAACTATCATCACCAGTCTGGAATCATGCGGGAATTTATTTGGGTAACAACCAGCTATTACACCATGCGTTTGGAAAGCTATCTCGCATCGACTTGTATTCTGGATGGTATCAGGAGCACACTGTAAAAATTTGCCGACATAAGGATCTGAAATATGACATTGAAAGTAATTAAGCTATCTGGTTCCCTGGGGCGTAGATTTGGCGTCTTTCACAAAATGGCGGTTGACTCATACCCCGAAGCAATACGTGCGTTATCTTCCCAGGTTGAAGGGTTCAAAGACTACATGCAAAGCGAAGTAGGATCGCGCATGAAGTACGCTGTATTCGTTGACGGTAAAAACGTTGGTCAGCATGATGAAAAATCATGGAAGTGCGCGCGAGAGGTTCGAATAGTTCCCGTTCCAACTGGTTCTAAGTCCGGCGGCCTGTTTAATGTTGTTCTTGGCGCTGCAATTATGGCTACTGCGTTCTTTACTGGTGGTGCAAGTCTTGCTGCTATGGGTGCTTTTGCATCTTCCGCATTTATGATGGGTGGTGCTATCGCGCTTGGCGGTGTCATGCAAATGATCTCGCCGCAGCAGGGAGGAATGAAACTGCAAAGCCAATCAGCAGAAAACAAGCCTTCTTACGCTTTCGGCGGTGCAGTAAATACCACGGCGGCAGGTTATCCGGTTCCTTTGCCATATGGATATAGGACAGTAGGCGGAGCAATCTGGTCGGCTGGCAGCTACGCAGAAGATAAAGCATAAAAAAATACCCGCCTTGCGCGGGTTTTTTTGTGCATTTATAATGTGCAAACCAAAAAACAGCACAAAAGGTTAAAAGTCATGGCTAAATATATGATAAGCGGCAGTAAGGGCGGAAGCAAAAAGCCATACGTGCCAAAAGAGATGGAAGATAACCTGATCTCGATAAATAAGATTAAAGTTTTGCTTGCTGTATCTGATGGCGAGTGCGATCCAAATTTCACGTTGCGCGATCTTTATCTTGATGATGTTCCGGTTATTGCCAGCGATGGCACTGTTAACTACGAGGGAGTTACGGCTGAATATCGACCAGGTACGCAGACGCAAGATTACATCCAGGGGTTTACTGACACATCAAGCGAGGTGACAGTTTCGCGAGATATTACAGCAGACAATCCTTATGTTATATCTGTAACAAATAAAAATCTTTCTGCGATCAGAATCAAAATTCTGATGCCAGTTGGCATTAAGACGGAGGATAACGGCGATCTTGTTGGCGTAAGGGTTCAATATGCCGTAGATATGGCTGTTGATGGCGGTTCTTATAGCGAGGTTATGAGAGATGTAATTGACGGCAAGACAAGATCAGGATATGACCGCAGCAGAAGGATTGATCTCCCTAAGTTTGATGAGCGCGTTTTAATCAGAGTCAAGCGGCTGACTCCAGACAGCACATCTTCAAAGGTGACTGATAAAATCAAACTGCAAAGTTACGCTGAGGTTGTGGATGCAAAATTCCGTTATCCTCTGACTGGCCTTGTATTCGTAGAATTTGACAGCGAATTGTTTCCTACGCAAATCCCTAACATTTCTATAAAAAAGAAATGGAAGATTATTAATGTGCCAAGCAACTATGATCCAATATCAAGAGAATATCACGGGTCATGGGATGGGACTTTTAAAAAAGCGTGGTCAAATAATCCTGCTTGGGTTCTTTATGATCTGGTGACAAATCAGCGTTATGGACTTGATCAGCGAGAGTTAGGAATACAGATCGACAAGTGGAGCTTATACGAGGCGGGCGTTTACTGTGATCAGAAAGTTCCAGACGGCAAAGGCGGTACAGAGCCTCGCTACCTATGCGATGTGGTGATTCAGAATCAAGTTGAGGCTTATCAGCTAATCCGTGACATTTGCTCAATCTTTCGCGGAATGAGTTTTTGGAATGGTGAGAGCTTATCAATCGTGATTGATAAGCCGCGCGATCCATCATACGTGTTTACTAATGAAAACGTCATCAACGGTGATTTTCAGTACACAACCGCAAGCGAAAAAAGCATGTACACGCAGTGTAACGTGACGTTTGACGACGAACAAAACATGTATCAGCAGGACGTAGAGGGGGTTTTTGATACTGAGGCGGCATTACGATTTGGATACAACCCAACAAGCATTACAGCGATCGGGTGTACACGCAGGAGCGAAGCGAATCGTCGCGGTCGTTGGGTTTTGAAAACAAACCTTAGAAGCACTACTGTAAACTTTGCTACCGGACTAGAGGGGATGATTCCATCAATAGGTGATGTGATTGCTATCGCTGATAATTTTCAGAGCAGCAACCTAACGCTAAACCTATCGGGCCGAGTAATGGAAGTTTCAGGATTGCAGGTTTTCGTTCCGTTTAAGGTTGATGCTCGTCCTGGTGATTTTATTATCATCAACAAGCCAGACGGCAAGCCAGTTAAGCGAACGATCTCAAAGGTTAGCGCAGACGGAAAAACCATTGAGTTAAATATTGGATTTGGTTTTGATGTTAAGCCTGATACTGTTTTTGCGATTGACCGTACTGACCTTGCGTTGCAGCAATACGTTGTGACAACTATCAGCAAGGGTGATGACGAAAACGAGTTTACCTATTCAATCACGGCTGTGGAGTACGATCCGAACAAATACGACGAGATTGATTATGGCGTAAACATTGATGACAGGCCGACTTCAATTGTTCAGCCTGACGTGATGGCAGCGCCTGAGAACGTTAAGATCTCATCTTATTCTCGCGTCGTGCAGGGTGTTAGCGTTGAGACTATGGTTGTTTCATGGGATAAGGTTCCTTACGCATCGCTTTATGAAATGCAGTGGCGAAAAGGTGATGGTAACTGGCTGAATACGCCGCAGACCGCTAACAAAGAGATAGAGGTAGAAGGGATTTATTCAGGCAACTACCAAGTAAGGGTGAGATCCGTTTCTGCAAGCGGTAACACTTCCCCGTGGTCAAGGATTGCAACCGCAACCCTGACAGGTAAAGTTGGCGAGCCAGGAGCGCCGATTAATCTTACAGCCTCTGATAATGAAGTTTTTGGCATTCGTGTTAAATGGGATATGCCGGAAGGTTCAGGCGATACTGCCTACATTGAGCTTCACCAATCGCCAGATGGAACGGTGGAAAACTCAAGTCTTCTTACGCTGATCCCATATCCGCAATATGAGTATTGGCATAGCACTTTACCAGCGGGGCAAGTTGTATGGTATAGAATCCGCAGCGTTGACAGAATAGGCAACGTTTCAAGCTGGACTGACTTTGTTCGCGGCATGGCGTCAGATGACGTTGAATCTGTTTTGGGCGACATTCTGGACAAGATTTTTGATACAGAAGCTGGTCAAGAAATCAAAGAGAACGCCATAGACAGTGCCAATAAAATCAAAGACCAGGCGCAATCAATCATACAGAACGCGTTGGCAAATGATGCAGATGTGAAGTGGACGCGAGTGCAAAACGGAAAGCGCAAGGCTGAATATGGTCATGCTCTTGAGCTTATCGCCAATGAAACAGAAGCGCGCGTAACTCAAATCGAAGAGTTAAGGGCTTCAATTGATGGCGAGATAACATCAAGCATCAAGACAGTGCAGGAGGCAATTGCCACTGAATCAGAGACGCGAGCGACTCAAATTCAGCAGCTTGATTCTAAATTCACAAAAGAAATCGACGGCGTGCGCAAGGATACTTCTGCAAGCATTAGCGATGTAAGGCAGACAATCACTAACGAGTCAGAAGCGCGCGCTCAGGCCGTTCAGCAGCTTGACGCTAAGTTCACGAAAGAGATAAACGACCTTGACGGAGTTATCAAAACAGAAGTCGAGGCTAACATCTCAGAAGTGAAACAGGCGATCGCCAATGAGACAGAGGCAAGGGTTCAGGCTGACCAGGCACTAACAGCACGATTTGGCGACGTTGAGTCTGCATTGGTTGAAAAGTTGGATTCTTGGGCGAGCGTTGATTCAGTTGGCGCTAAATACGCTATGAAACTTGGCCTTACTTACAAAGGCCAGCAATACAGCGCAGGAATGGTGATGCAGCTTTCGCAGGGTTCATCCGGCCTTATCTCGCAAATTTTGTTTGATGCTAACAGGTTCGCCATTATGACTAGCTCTACTGGAGGGACTTTTACTTTGCCTTTCGTGGTTGAGAATAATCAGGTTTTCATTAATAGTCTTTTGGTGAAGAACGGTTCAATCACTAATGCGATGATTGGTAATGTGATTCAGTCAAACAACTTTGTTCAAAACCAGCAAGGATGGAGGCTTGATAAAAACGGAATCTTTGAGAATTACGGATCAACGCCAGGAGAAGGAGCTACTAAATTCACCAATGAGGGATTGAAGGTAAAAGATGCAAACGGAGTATTGAGGGTTGAAGTCGGAAGGATTACCGGAAGCTGGTAAAAAAGGGGGCATAGCCCCCTTTAATTTTAATCATAGTGTGATGCATTTATAACCAAAACAGATGAAGCGGTGTAAATACCAACAGGTCCAGGAGTTTGCGCAACCTGCCTAGAAAAAGAGTAGATCCCGTTACCATACGCGGCAGCTTGAGACTCAAAAATCATGAATCCACCTAAGGCCGGATTAGGAACAGAGTTTAATGCTGTCAGTGATGGCATTATGGCGCAAGGATAGCCCATGTTAACATCAAATGCGATCCCGCTTACGCCTACTTGCTTTGCATCTAGCGGCCTCATTTTTCCATGATAAACCATTTCACCATGAGCATTATAAAACGCTATGCCGTGACTACCTGGGGGAGTCACCATATTACTAAAAGCATAAACAATAACCTCACCCTGATTATCAGATCTATCAAGTCTTATTGCGTGCCTTCCACCATTGTTAAATTGCGTGAATGATATGTATGATTTAGCGGTCAATCTAACAAAGAAAAAACATACCCTATCAACAGGAATTGACGAAGTAAAAACGGTTCCGGTATTAGCAGATATTACGGCCCGATCAATTAGATTAACTGGAGTGAAATCTGGACTTAACCATAACGATCCGTCTGATTTTTTTATACTCATCCCGTACATTATCACCCCCAAAAAGTATATATATATCTTGAATCAGATCCAGAAAGCCCACTCCATGTAACGGTGTCGCCACTCACCCCTAAGTTTGGTGCGCCAGGGTCGCCACCACGCCAGGAATTCATGCCAACATATATTGCTTTCAATGATTTGCCTGGCGGCCTGTTTTGGTAAGTCTTGCTACCTGATGGCTGAGTGAATTTATCAAGGAAGAAAACAGGCGTTAAAAGTCCTGTAACTTCCCTTCCTCGATCGTCATATATTGCATAACCATATTGCGCCATTAATTACACCTCAAATCAATAAATTTACTTTCATTTTGCCAACGGTTGATAAATTTAACTTCTTTATTGTCAACGCTCAACCTGTATTGCTTTTGGCTGAATCTGTTTTCGCGGACTGCATTAATTTTGACTTCATGGAATCCGTTAACAGGGAATGTTTTAACGTTAAATTTTGCCGTGCAATCGATCTCCTTGAAGTTGCCAGTAGGCGACGCTGCGCATCCTGTCAGAGCGGCTACAGTGGCGATAACTGCGATTAACTTTTTCATCTTTATATCTCCTTAGTTGTTGTTGTTTTCAACTATACACGATCTTGGGCATCGCGTTTAGCAAAAAGTGCTATTTGTTATTTTTTGTTTTCCGGTGTTATCGAATTTAAGGCGGCGTAAATTTAGCGCAAATTTTATACAACATAAGATCAATAAACAATCAATAAAATAGATATATACATATAAAATCAATAGTTTATTTATTTATGTATGTATATTTGTTTTTTCTTGTTATCTGCGTTTCTTGTGGTTTTGGTTGTTTGTGGTGATTTTTCTTTCTGAGTATCTGTATGTGCCATCATTCATGTGTATGTATATAATCCGGCGTATCTGAGAGAAAAGGGGAACAAGAAAAATAACACATATTAATCATTAACTTATGAGTCAAATCTGTTTTCCTGCCATCTGAGAACGTTTAGAAAACAGAAAAAACAAAACAGCTATTGACTAAATCAACCAAATGGCTACAATGCACGCATAAAGCAACAAGGAGCATTAAAGATGAGTGATTTTAACGCCTACACTAGCGAAGAAATGAGCAACGAGCTTTATCATGATCCTAACGCGTGGACGGCTGAATATGTCAGCGGTTCCAGCCTGGCGGAGATTTACAGCACTTGCCCGGCGTACTGGAAGTACAAGCCGCGCCAGGAAACTAAAGCACTTGTTTTCGGTACGCAGTCGCATACCAACTTTGAAAGCAAGGAGCTATTCGAAAAAACATATCGCCGCGCACCGTCGCAGGATGATTTTAAAGATCTGATCACTAGTCAAACGGCGTTAGCATCAAAGCTGAAATCTTTTGGACTGAAAGGTACGACGGGTAAACAATACCCTGAATTACTGGAAATGCTGTACAAGTGCGGCGAGGATCTCAATGTGTGGTGGCTTATCGAAATGATGGCAGAATGCCAGGCCGCAGCGGACGGAGTGCAGTTAATAGACGCTAAAGATTATGATGCCTGTGTAGCGATGCGGCGCGTACTTGAGGCCATACCGGAGCATAACGCTTGCATGAACAGCCCAACCGCGCAGCGTGAAATGTCAATATTTGGGATCATCAACGGCGTAAAAGTAAAAGTGCGTCTTGATCACGTTGACGTAAACAAGGATGTAAAGGCAACAATCATTAACGGTTACGACGAAAAAGGCAGGCCGATTTATGAAGAAGTCACCTATCCAGAAGCGGTGATTATCACTGACTACAAAACAACGGTTAGCGCAAATCCGGTTGACTTCCAGCGCCTGGCTTACAATCACGGCTATTATCTTAAAATGGCTTTGCAACATGACTTATTCAAAAAGGCGTATCCAGACGAGGAAAGGCCAGTAATTGTAAGATTGCTTGCGCAGGAGAAGAAAGAGCCTTACTTGCCGCTTGCTTTCCGCATGAATATTGAGCAATTGAAGATCGGACGCATCCAGTACATGAGCGTGATCAACAAGTTCAACGTTTGCCAGCAGTTAGACGAATGGCCTTCGTATGCAAACGGGCAACCGGAAATTGATCTTGATACTCCTGATTGGGTTCGTGCTCAATTCAGGCATTATCTGTGATAAACTAAACAAATAGCTAAACTTTTATAATGGTTGGTGATATAATTCGCCAACCAGATAACGGGAGAATGAGAAATGACAGATAAAGACAATGCCACATTATTGCATTTAGAACGATTCATTGATCGAGTAACCATTGCAATGAAAGAATTTATTAAGCCGATGAACATTAAAGAGTCGGAAGAAATGAAGACTTACATCAAGGACGTGGTTGCATCCATTGACAACGTTATCCTTGTTGCAACGATGAGCAAGGGAAACAAAGAGCGCGAGAGGTTGGTTGCTGAATCAACAGAAGAATTTATTAAAATGCTTGAAAGCGAGAAGGAATAAGAAATGAAGTTATCCGATCAGTTTGACAAAGTTTTGCCAGCATTGCACAAAGCGCGCAGCTTGTTTGTAAAGGTTAAAAAGGATCGCCAAAACAGCCACCTTAAAAACCGTTACGCTACGCTTGATTCAGTCCTGGATGCCATTACCCCAGCATTGATGGATAATGAGCTTATGATCATGCAGGACGGCGAAAGAATTGATGTGAGTACATTGCGGGTTGAGACTACCGTTATGCACGTTTCGGGCCAGTGGGTAAAATTCTATTTTGACATCCCGATCGTGAAGAACGATCCGCAGGGTGTAGGTTCTGCTTTCACATATGGACGTCGTTATTCTGCGGCTGCGGCCTTCGGATTAAGCCAGGCGGACGATGACGCACAAATCGCTGTCAAGACGGTAAACGACTGGAAGCGCGACATTGAAAAATGCGAAAGCGTAGGAGAATTGCAAGAAGTCCTTAAAAATGCGTGGAAGTCAAGCGACGCGGCAAGCAAGCAAGTAATCCGCGATCACTATGAGAAGCGCAAGGCTGAAATTGAGATAGGCGGCGCGCGCGGATTTAATCCGGCAAAGCCTAAAGAAAACCTTGCAAGTGATGCCGTTGACACTCCAAATAGCGAGAAAGTAAAATCACAAAGTATCACTGACTTTGAATAATAAACGGGGCGCTTGCGCCCCTTTTGTCATAGGAGAAAACAAAATGCACGTTATTACAGGTGAGATTCGAAAAGAGCCAAAAGTAAAGCAAATGCCTAACGGCAGCACGCTATATGTTATTGAGCTTTCCGAGCGATACAAAGACCGAGAAGGAAATTGGCAGTATACAAACTATGTGTTTTTCTTTAACGCGAAAACAGACGGTCTGAATGGTTGGTATGCCGAGGCGTTCCAGGTAGGCAAGGTTGTTTCTGTTTCCTGCGATACCTTGCGAGTTGAAACGCGAGAATACAACGGAAAGATTTACAGCACCGTGCAGCCTGGCGGATTTGCAAACTTGCTATTTAGCCAGAGAGGTGAAAGCCAGCAACAATATCAGCAGCGAACGCAAGGAGGCTGGGGGCAACCACAACAGCAACAGCAACAGCAACAGCAACAAAATACTCAACAGCAGCCGCAGCAAAGCAATCAGCCTCCGATTGACTTTGACGACGATATACCATTCTGATAACAAAAAGCCCCGCATATGCGGGGCATTTTTTAGTCTAACGTGGTTGGTTTGTTTACCAGTGCCGCTACAACCGCTTTTAGCTCGTCAATTTCTTTTCTCATCTCATCGTTTTCCGCTTTCAGTTTCTTAACGTGGTGAATCAGTGGAACAGTGAGGCGGTCATACATAACGCCTTCCGCCACCATGCCATTACTTGAAGCAATGGCAGGATCTTCTCCTTCTTGCAGCGGTCGCCAGTGAACGTACTCCGGCGCAATTTCTCCAACCTCTTCCGCGATTAGCCCGTACCATCCCCAATCTTTACGGTCGCTTTCACAGGTTGACCGATACCACACAGGACGCATTTCAAGCATCAGATCCGCATATTCATCAATAACCGATTCTACGCTGCTCTTATAACGAGAAGAGGAAGTGGAGCGTAAAACTTGCGACACTCCAGCATTTGGATCAAGCCATAAGTTTGCTGATTGAGCGGTTGTGTTAATATTAAATAAATAAAATGCATCGTTACCAGTTAGGGGGTAAAAACTCCCACTATACCTTCCGCTACTCAACTCGGATGATAGATCAGTTTGTTTTAGATACGGTTTCAACTTATTGTCAACATCAGTAGTTGATGCTTTTCCGGCGACATCCTGCTTTAGTGTCGAAACATCCTGTTTTATCGTAGAAACATCATTTTTCAGCTTCGTTATATCAGTAGGTATAACAGTTACTGTAGCCATTTTCCTAACTCCTTAAGCCCATTCTCTAATCGGCTGATCTAACTCAACCACGTAGCCGTTAAAAATTACGGCATCAAACTTATCATCAATGATTCGCACATTGACGAAATAGCCGTCGTTCTTTCGCGCAATCTCATCGCCATCGTCAGATCGTGCAATTACTGTGTAAGTATTGCCGATTACATCGAGCAGGATTGCATCCTGAATGGATTCGTTATCATCCCAATTAATTTTTCCCAAAAAGGCCGAAAACTCAGCCTTGTCTGCAAATTTTAATGTTAAATCACGCATTAAACAATTTCCCCCATCTGGTGATCTGTTAACTCTTTAAACCACATTCTAAAATTCCTTATATGACCAAACAAGTGTCTACTACCAGAAGATGTTTGGCCTCCAAACCTTAAAGAAGTTGCTGTTACACCAAAAACCTTACCGTTAGGATTAGTTGTATAGGTTCCATTAAAAAAAGCATTTACAGAAAGATCTGATTTAGCTCTCAATCCTGCAATGAATTTATTGCCACTTACGGCTATTTGAGGCTGAATCATTCCAACGTTTGCAGCAAGTTTTCCGGTTGAAACAAACCCTAGAGATAAATAATTATCATCAATTTGATGACCTCCAACGTCAAATATTCTAGGAGCAACATTAGGCGGTGTAGTCCAGTTTATTCCAACCTCACATAATACGGTAAAAGGTCTAACAGAAAGATTGTTAATTGATTGTATGTTTACCACGTCGCTTGCCCTTGTAGCTGGTGTAGTACCTGATTGAATATAAGAAGAAGCACCAGATCCCAATTCAACTTGAGGAGTTGATAATTCAAGATAATCACCTTCGGCATAAGCAGAGACTGGAGATATTTGAAACTGAGCGTTTACCTTATTTTCTATTGCCTGGAATGTAACAATTGCAATATTCCATCCAGTAACATCATCAGTGTAAACCTCAACATTAATTCTGTTTGCAGCACCTCCAGTTTTTTGGACTGAAAGATCTTTAAGTTTTATGTAAGCATCTCCAGCGAATGCCATACTCCCAGTATCAGCGCCAGCGGCAAACCTTACCCTCAATCTAACATCTTTATCTGATCTAAACCTACATGAAGTAGTAACATTTTTTTCATCACCAGACGTATCAAGACTATTAACGGCAATAACAGACGCTAAATTTAGCGCATCCGTTCCGCCAACCTTAGACTGATCTGGAGCGAAGCGACCATAAAGAAATCCAAATGAATCTGTATTCGCTGTCACTTCCACAGAAGGTGATCGACCCCAACCACTAGGAGTTAAAGCATTAATTATATGGTTTGTTCTCTGCCCTTCAATCAAAAGACCATCCTTTTCAAATCTAGGTTCATCAATAGCAGCAACGGTAAACATTCCAGACTTATTAATGTAAGTAGCGGTTGATGCACGTTTAAACTTAACAATCTTGTCACCTGGCATCGTGATCTCATCATCACCTATGACAATCTTTTTGTATGACGGCGAGAATCCGGTGATCATATCCAGGGAGTCATTAAATGGTATCCACACGTCCGGCAAAGGTTGCAATAAGTCCTTGTAAGGTTCTGCAGCCTGCTTTGCGTATTCCTCCGCTTGATCTCGCGCACTTTCAGCTCCTGCCTTTGCAGTGTTCGCAGCGTCACGCGCGGATTCAGCGCCTTTTCTTGCAGTTTCAGCGCCAGTCTTTGCAGTGTTTGCAGCGTCGCGCGCGGATTCAGCGGCAGCCTTTGCAGTGTCAGCACCTTTCTTGCTATTCTCTGCATTTGTTGCGCTTGTCTTTGCGTTATTCTCGCTAGTTTTAGCTGCCTTCTGGCTTGCTGCGGCTGCGTCAGCATTTGTCTTTACGTCTTCCTGGATCTTCTGTAGCTTATCCCAATCAAAATCCTTGATGATCTCAATAAATCCAGCAAACTCCGATTCCTTCCCCTGGTAATAACGCAACGTTTCCGCTACGTCTTGCGCAAGACCGTCAACCGTTAACGAGTCATGAAGCAAGATCAGGTAATTTGTCTTCTGTACTACCGCGCCGCCAGTAGTAATTGCGCGAATGCTTGTATCGCTAATCACTTCTGTAATCACAGCAGCTTGCAAAGGTTGAGAAAGAAAGAAAATAGTTGCACCTGGGCGAATCAAGGTTAATTGCTCACGCCATTTTGTACCGTAACCAGTTACATAACCTTGCGCGTCCATAGACGCTTGGCCTTGTCTGTAAATCGCCATTTGTAAAATCCTCCTAAATAGCACTTTTTGCTAATGACAATGCAGATAATAGCATTTTCAAGTGCAAAAAAAAACCCCGCATAAGCGGGGCAATACTAGCGGAGTTTTATAGCAGTGATTCGGGCTTGTAGAGTTTTCTTTCTACTCCCTGTTTAAAATTATCGTTAACAGGCATCATTATGTCAAGCCCTCTTTCCTCTGCCGCGATTATCACATCACGATCATCTTTCCGGCAGACTACGCGCATTCTTCTTTCTCCTTTATATCTATGCGCAACCATTTCAAGATTTGAAGGAGTAAAACAGGCCCACACCTCTTGACCAGTTGATAAATGAACATGCTGAGAATCAACCCAATCAAGGCACAAATAGATCGTCTTATCTGTGCTACCTGTTTTAACAACAGATCCGCGCGTGTAGTCGCGAGCTAAAAACCAATCCTTTCCATCCTCATCAATGAAAAGCACGTTACACATTTCATCATCCAGCCCGTCATCATGCACCAGGTGACAAGGTAGCGCGTGAATGTATCGACCATCCTTGACGCCGCAATCATAATGACAATCTTCCGGCGGATATATCCCCTCATAAACGCTTAAAGGTGTGCGATCGAATTTTAATGTTTTTGCCATCACTTTTTCGCAACATTCATGACTTGCCTGTTTCCCGAACGAGTAACCAGAAGAACGCGAAGCGCGTTTGTTTGCTCTGATCCTGTAATCTTGTGGCATTTTTCCGAGGAAGCGGCCCAAAATGTTGATGGCCTCGCTGTAAGGTTCGCCAGTTAATTTCATTAACCAACCGATCCCCGTGTCGTTGCCGCATACGTTGCAGATCGCGCCGCCGTCGCCCTCTTCATTTAGCTTATCAGTCCATCTAAAACGATCCTTACCGCCGCAGTGTGGGCAAGGTTGATGCTTTTTGTTGAAAACATCGCTATGCAGTCCGCAAATGCTTTGTAGTGCTTCACGCCATAACCCCTTCATATATGGCAAAACATCTTCTTTCTGATAGGTCATAAAGTTTTCAGTATTCATGGCAAACCTCAATAAAAAAGCCCAGCAAATATTATCATTTCGCTGAGCCTTATCATTAGCTATTTGTGCTGTTATCACCTTTGTAGAATCGTCCGCCTGGTTCGTAGTCTGAATTTTTGACTACGCGCAACATCTCGTATTTGTCGCAACGGGTAGTAAGAGGCTTACCGTTAGAATCAAACCGCAGATCTGGACGACAAAATGATGCGCGGTATCCTTTGCATCCATTATATTTGTAGTCGTTATGCACCTTTTGTGCTCCAGCGGCTGAAATCATACCACGCTTTCGCCATTGGTTAACGACTTGCTGAGATACGCGTAGACGTCGAGCCATAGCAGGAACACCGCCATAATACTCGATCAGAATATCCAAGCGAGATTTCAGGCTTGCTTTTACCTCATCTCGCAGGATAAGAAATCCGGTTCGGTGTTTTCGTGGCTTTTTGTCTTTACCTCGTCGCGTTCCGTTGTTACCGTTAATAGTGCGCTTGTCGATATCACCAGTAGACACCGCAATTCGTGCATCTTTCATCTAGTCACCTCATAGCATTTTTTGTTAAAACAGTTTATTGTAATGAGTCTATTATATACTCCAAATGGCATTTTTTAAAGGTTTAAGATGATTCCAAATATCGAAAAACAAATATCAGCGTTAGGCGAGGCAGTAATAAAAAGCATCCAAGAGCGATTCACGGTTGGCAATATAGTGCCTTATCATTATCAGTGCGTTGCGTATGCCGAGATCGCAAAGCGCATGAAAAACTATGAGCATCCTTTCTTTGTTAAGGCTTCTGTGTCGGCTGGCAAAACATTGATGTTTGCGATGGTTGCGGCGCAATGCCGCAAAATGGGATTGAAAATGATGGTCCTTGCTCGCCAGGCTGAAATTGTTGATCAGGATTCGGAAGAGATCAGCAATCTTGGAGTGCCAAACTCAATCTATTGCGCCGGACTGAAAACAAAAAGCGCATACTTTCCGATCGTGGTCGGTTCTGAGGGAACTGTAGTAAACGGATTGTTTAAGTCGTTAGGTGATTATGTTCCGCACGTTATCGGTATTGATGAATGTCACCAGGTGGATTGGGAGGATCTCGCGGACGCGATAGAAAATAATGAATCTTACCAGCAGATGACCACTAAGAAGGATTTGCCAGTACTGATTGGAGAAGAACAGCAATTTGATTCCAATGGCGATCCAATGTTCGGAACAGGACGCACACAGTACACCGTAATAATCATGGAAATGATGCGCAGGTGTCGCGAGGCATACGGGCACGAATTGCGAATATTCGGTATGACTGGATCTGAATTTCGCGGCGTGGTTCCAATACTGGTTGAAGATAAGAACAAAAAGGGATTCTGGCGTGAGCAGGTGACTAACATAGACACAAACTACTTAATCAAATTCGGTTCGGTAGTGCCAACAAACTTCGGCGACGTAGGCGACCTGGGTTATGACCTTTCAGAGTTCGAAGCCAGTAGCGAGGATGGCGTTTCAGACTTTGACGCTAAAACATTGCGCAAGATGGAAGAAAAGATCCATCAAGACGCAACAATGACACAGAAAATCATGGCTAAAGTCCATGAGATATGCAAAGACAGGAACGGAGTTTTAGTTACATGCGCAGGGGAAAGGCACTGCAAGGAGGCCGCCGCCGCACTGCCGCCAGGCGTTGAATACAGGATCATAACTGGCAAGACTGGAGATAATCAGCGTAAAGAGTGGCTGAGGGAGGCATACGAGGGAAAAGTAAAATACATCTTCCAGGTACAGGCGCTTACCACTGGCGTTAACGTTCCGTTTTGGGATACTTCGGTAATACTGAGAAAGATAGGATCTCTAACATTGCTTATCCAGCTTTTGGGGCGCGGCATGCGACTGCTTAAGCAATGGCACATTGAGCAGGGATTCAAGAAAAAAGATCATCTTGTATTGGATTTTGCAGGTACTATGGATGAGTTAGGTGATTTGTATTTCGATCCAATCCTTGAGCAAGCGCAATTCCAAAAGAGATTTACAAACGGGAAAGAGCCTAAGACTTGTCCGATATGTGGAACGCTAAACAGCTTTTACGCTCGCCGATGTATGCACGTAGACGATAACGGGAAGCGATGTGAGCATTTTTGGACTTACAGAATTTGCGAGGACCAGCTAGATCCGAGAACGAAAAAGATAATCAAGCGCGGTTGCGGAACAAAAAACGACGTAGTGGCGAGAGTATGCCGTTGTTGCGATATTTCTCTTGTCGATCCTAACGAGAAGTTAAGCGGTAAGCACTACACCAAAAACGATTGGTGCAACGTTAAATCTTTCCGCGTTGATATGACGAAAAACCAGAAAGGAATTATTTTTTGCTATGAGCTTGAGGCCAACGGCGACACGTTCAAGGCATACGAAAGATTTTTCCCTGAGTCAGAAAGCAACATTTGCCGGACGATATGGAGAAAAATAGCATTGCAGCACATACCGGATCGCAAGATTGCTGGTATGGTGGCGAGCTATAGAAATGCTCGTAAAATAATGTCATACGCTCATCACATCATGCCGCCTGTACGCGTAACGCATCGCAAAAACGGCAAAGGTGAGGATAACATTGCAAAACGGGAGTTTGTTTAATGGCTATAACTGATAAAGGAGATTATCTTGAGTTTTACGAAAGAGATCCAACCGACACGAGAAATGAAGTTAATCACCAGATAGATAGCTTTCAGTGGTTGACTTATGCTCATCCTTATTTGCTAGCGTGGCATACGGTAAACGAGAATGAGAAGTCGAAAGTAACGGCGATGATTGATCAGCAGTCCGGATTGGTTAAGGGGGTAAGCGATTTCATCATCCTGATTGGTTCAAACGGAAAATACCCATTTGCAGCGATTGAGATCAAACGAGTTAATAAATCAGGCAAGGGGAAAGCATCACCAGTCAGCGATGAACAAAAGGCTTTTTTGCGTCGAGTTCGCAGCTTAGGAGGATTCGCTGCGGTAGCCTACGGATTAAATCAGTTTAAGTTGGCTATTGAATACATGCTTAAATAGCACTTTTTGTTAAAACTGGCGCGATGGATTGCGCCATAATTCAATAACACGAGATGGCTTTTAATAGCGGAGAAATGAAAATGGCTAAAGATATTTTAGATAAAGACACCCATGACGCATTCGTTAGCTTTGAGCAGTTGGAGAGAGAAACGTTTATAGGAAATGCTCTTGCAACTGGAGGCCATTACCAGGCAGTAAAGCCAAATCAATATTATAAGGTAAGCGGCAACCGATACGCTGGAAGCACTACGCCGGACGTTGTGCGCGATATGTGGAGCACGCCTCAAGAGATCGTGGAGTGGATGGAATCAGAATTTGGCGAATACGATCTCGACGCGGCAGCAAGCCAGGAAAACGCAGTTTGCGAGAAGTTCTATAGCAAGGAAACAAACTGCTTAAAGCGTTGGTGGGGTAGCAACAAGCACGTATGGCTTAACCCGCCGTACAGCAACCCAACTCCATTTATCAAGAAAGCAATTGAGCAAATGGAGCACAACAACCAAATTGATGTTTTGTTGCCAGCCGACAACTCTACAGCATGGTTTTATGAGGCGCAGAAAAACGCGGCTGAAATCATCTGGATCACTGGCGAGGTTTACGAAGAGGGTGGAGTAGAATACTCACGCACCGGAAGAATCGCCTTTGTATCTGGATTGACTGGCGAGCCTGTACAGGGCAACAATAAGGGGAGCGTGATTTTTGTCATGCGTAAACTTAAAGAAGGCGAAGAGCAGAAAACGCGATACGTTAAGATCAGCGATATTTGCCCTTCTGTAACCGAACGCCGCGCGCGCAAACGGAGCTAACACGATGAAAAAAGAGAGAAGCGTTTATTTAAATGAAACTGGCGAGTGGTTGTTATTTCGCGCTATGGTGTGCGATGCACTTGATAAAAACCCTAACGTGAAAAAGATGATTGATTGCGATCCGTGGGAATTTTCAAGCGCATTAGATATGAGCTTTGAGGATACAAGAAAACTACCTCTTGAAAAATGGCACGAACAAATAAGAAATGACATGCAAGAGTTTGTCGATTCGTGGAATTTTCAGAACGGAATGATCCACTAATAGCACTTTTTGTTAAAACGCCCGGCATTTTGTCGGGCATAATTATTTCAACGAAACAAACATGAGGAAATGAAAATGGTAGTATACAGCAAGAAAGCATTTGACCAGGCGCAACAAACAGCACGCGATGCGGTAAAAGGTGGAACGAAAAACAATATGCAGCTTGATTGGGGCGCTGCAATGATTCTACTTCGCGTTGCATATGGTCACTACCCATTAGAATTTGCTGAGGCATATTATAAGCATGAAGGTTGAGCAAGGTAGAGAGGCGGTATGGAATCACGCTAAAGAATGCGGAATAGCCGACGATATAAAGAAGATCGCGCAATACTTTGATATTGCAGATGTGAGCATAATTAGCGGCGATAAGATGACTTTCCTCAAGGAAAGGCCGCGAAAAATGGTAAGAGTTCCAGCAGTTCCAACAAAAATTGATTTCAAAGAGGCAATGGCTAAAATCCGAGAGCCTCGCAAATATTATAAATGAGGATAGTTATCATGTGGCGCTTGTTTGTTCTACAGTTACCCGTTATCATCGCTGTTACAGTTATGTACCATATAGTGATGAGATAGGTAGAAGAATGAAAAATGTAAAAATTACAGATGAGCAATTCAAGATCGAACGGGCGGCAGGTAAGACATATAAACAGATCGCTCAAGAGTACGGAATGAATGTTAGAAGCGTCGAGCGTCGCGCGGCGCGTCTTGCAAAGCAAGGCCAGGTATCCACCATTGGAGCGCCTGGTTTTGGCGTTCATGGTGAGTCAGTAATGACTGACAAAGAAGGCAACATAATCCTAAAGTGGACTAAAACCAGCAAGGATAAAGAGCAATTAGAAGCATTAATGCGCGCAGCAATGGAGGCATTTAGCGAGGAAGTGCCGCGATTAGATCCGGTCCCATTACAGGAGCGCGACTATAACGAAACGCTTTCCTTGTATCCGATCTTTGACATGCACTTAGGCGCTATGGCCCATAAGCACGAATGCGGCGAAAATTGGGATACTGCCACGGCAGAGCGCGTTATGAATAACTTTATCGACTATGCTTTAATGTGCGCACCGGATAGCGAAAAGGCTGTCATCCTGATTGGTGGCGATATGCTGCATAGCGACGGCCTGGAGGCGGTTACACCTGCAAGCGGTCACGTACTGGATCAAGATAGTCGATATGCAAAATTGGTTTACGTTGCCATCCGTGCAATGCGACGCGCAATCAATAAAATGTTGTTAAAGCATAAACATGTTGAAGTCCAGATTGTAGAGGGCAATCATGACCAATCAGGAATGATTTGGCTACGCGCAGCAATGGCGGCAGCATATGAAAACGAGCCGCGCGTTTACGTTGATGTTTCCCCTCGCGTTGTGCACCACACGCAATACGGAAAAACTTTCCTTGCGTACCATCACGGGCACACAGTGCGTAAACCGGAGACTTTGCTAATGATGTGCGCGTCAGATTGGCGGGAGGACTTCGGAAACTCAAAAACGATGTATGCGCACGTAGGGCACTGGCATCACCAGACCGTGACGGAAACGTCGCTTGGCATCGTGGAGGTGCATGGCACCCTGGCGGCAAAAGACGCATACGCCGCGCGCGGTGGCTGGAGATCTCGACGCCGTGCATCGGTTATCATTTACGACAAAGAGCATGGAGAAGTGGGGCGATTTGTTCACTATCCAGAAATGATGAATTGATGAATTTTTATTTAAATCAATGACAAATTAAATCAAAAACTTGCAAAGGGGCGGCGTTTGTCGCCTCTTTTTTTTGTTTAATTTTTTTACCATGTACGTTTATCATGCGGTCAATATATTGACTTTAATTAATATGGAGAATAAAAATGAAAGATTTTATTAACGCAGCTACCGCCGGATCTGGCGGTTCATCTATCGCAAGCGCCGCTACAGGGCAGCTAACCATTGCTATTGCCAGCTTTGTTTTAATGGCTGCATTCGGTGCATGGGGCGCTTACCTTCGCTGGCGTGATAGTAAAAAATTCCACGAGGCGATCGAAAAAGGTGATATTCAAAAAGCTATTGAAATCAGGGGCAAGTAATGAGCATAAAGAACAGGGTAGCGGCGGCGGCCTTTGGTGTTGCGGTTGCCTTGACTTCTCCACTTCTTGAAGAGATCGAAGGGGTAAGATACAAGCCATACAAAGATATTGCGGGAGTATGGACGGTTTGCGCAGGAATCACCGGACCCGATGTTATCCTGGGGAAAACGTACACTAAAAAAGAGTGTGATGCTTTGTTGGCTAAGCATATCCAGGTTGCTAAAAAGGAAGTTGACAAGCAAGTTAAGGTTTACATTCCTGATAGTATGCGTGCAGCAATGTACTCATTCACTTACAATGCAGGTGTGGGAGCTTTCAGAAATTCAACAATGCTGAAACTCATCAACCAGGGGAAATTAAACGAGGCTTGCGATCAGCTTTATCGTTGGACTTATTACCATAACCCAAAAACAGGAAAGCGAGAGAAGTCTAAAGGCTTGCTTAACAGGCGCAAGGTCGAATACAAATATTGCACAATGGATCTTAAATGATGAAGAAATTTTTACTTACACCAATCGCAATGGCGGTGATCTTGTCTGGATGTTCAAGCGTTACGCCACTGACCGGATTAATCGGCAGTAAGCCGGAAATCACAGCGCAGGCTGGCGCGGAGAACGTGAAGCAGACAGTTGGCATTACAGCAAGGCAGGACGCCAGCACAAAACAGGAAACCACAATAAAGGAATCTGCGGTTGACAAGGTGGACACGTCCAGCAAGAAGGATTTCACAACATCAACCATTCAGGCCAATACCATCAAGGCAGACAAAATTCAGGTCGTGCAGGGTAATAACGGCAGATGGTACGATCCAGTAATCATATGCGTGGTTGTGTTTCTTGTGCTGATTTGTCTTTACTGGATAGAAAAGAAAAAGGAGGCTTAACGCCTCCTTTATTTTTATGCGTCGGGCCACATATGGCTTTCGTTTGTTGGCTTGTTCGATTCGTCGTACTGCCTTACTTCAATGCTGCAAGTGTCGCCGTATAGTCCTGCAATCTTGCGCTCATTTTCAACCGCCGATTGCTCACTCCAGCCTGAATCCTTATCGTAAACTGTCGGGATTTCAGAAGAAGATCCATTTGCATGATTGTATACGCGAACTACTAAAAACTTGCTGGACATAATTTTTCCTTTTTGGTTGTTTCGTTTCGATGAAACAAATATACCCGACACTAGGCCGGGCGTTTTAACAAAAAATGCTATTCCATACGCTTTACCGTAACCAGTAATACACCATCATCATTGCATAAAACATGTTCAGTGGTGCTAAAAGCGCGCATATCTGAATAAAGCAGCGTAAGTAACGCATGAATAAAATCCTCATGTGAGATTGAATTTACGGCGCAGTGCTTCAAGATCTTGTCTATTAGCTTTTGCCTGGAACAATTCATCATCGCCCATCTCCCCTATTCTAGCCATATCCCTGATCCAGTCGTTGCGCATACCATCCAGGCTATACAATTCGAATCCGAAAGGCCGCTTTGACGATCCTTTGGACCAGTATTTTCCGCAGACTCCATCTATATAACCAGTCGTCATCATTCTTGCGCAAAATTCCTTAGATGCAAGGCTGGCGAACATTCGCGGCGTAAGTCCGGCGGCCCGTGCGAGCCGCTCACATTCTCTATGCTGATAGATAAATTTGGCTATGTGCTGCCTGTTAAACCAATCGTATGACTCACACCATTTATACAGATCAAGCAAAAACATAATCATCCCAGCAGTATTGGATTGACAAAAATGACACCATTAATCACACAAACATAATTTCTTTCTTCCAGCATTGGCAGTAAGTGCCCTTCTATCCTTTTCATTACGCCAGCCTGACCAACGAAAGGTTTTACCTTTCTCGCTGATTCGTACAGGGCGCGGATATTCAGAATCCCTTTATTAGCCTTGCCGTGCCTCGTGATCAATTCAATCAATTTACCCATTTCAGCATCATCACCAGCATAACCAGAAGCATTGGCGGCGCTAATGTATGTTTTGCTCAATTCCTGAAACATGATCAACGCCTCTTGCATTGTTTCCACGTCGATCTCTTTCGACTTCTGCGGGTATCCGGCAGGATTAAACCAGTTACGGATAACATGCAGGACGGAAGCAAGCCTGATCACCTGTTTATCCATTTTACCCAGCGCACCGCGTAACATTGTATGAGAATACTTTCCTCCGTCTGCAAGATGCGGTTCCATATCCTGGCGAGCAATGTTGAGCACTCGCATAGCTGAACGGCTTATTTTCAGCGATATATTTGATTCGCTCATGATGTTATGCACCAATTGATAATATTGGGCTTTCAATTCAGAATCCACCGCCTCATAGGTAGAATCACCATTTTCATCAATGAATGAGCGACGGCCTAAGAATGATTCCTCTCGGACCAACAAAAAACGCTCACTAACACCGATGCCTCGCGATCCAGCGTCCATGATTCCGCTTATCGTTTCATCCTGGGCTATGACGCTCATACATCCAAGCGCGCGAAAACTCATATTATTGTCAGCATTAGCACGGGCAATTGATACGTGACCATTATCCCACGCCTTAAGCACTAACTCACTGTTAGTCTTCCTTTCGCTATTTGCATAGGTCAAGCCTAACAGACTGTTAATACTTGTTGCTTCATCAGATATTACGGCAAAGTTACCTTGCTTGTTGTTGATTTTCGCCAAGCCTTCTGGAGTTGTATCTGAAACAGGAAAAGTTATATCACACATTTTTTCCAGCTTTTCCTCCAGATCCTCTTTTTCCTGGTATAGAGATTCCATATCAGCGCCGGATCTTTCGCTTTTCATCTCCTTTGCAAGACCTGCCAGCTTTGCCTGTATTTTCTTTCTTTCCTTGCGGCGTTGCTCGTTGATCTTCTCAACTTCCGCAATCATCGGAGCAATAGCCATGCTGTTGATCGCAGATTTACCAGTTGACGGCGGCTGGCTTGTAACGACGTAAAGCGCAGTCGGCTGATCGGTTCCGTGATAGTCAACCGTAAAGCGTCCAAGCATAGCGGCAGAAATGCAGCCGATAAAGTGCATGTAAGCCGATGATTCAGGGAATTGAACGGATCGCGCAATGCTGCGTGATAACTTGCCGACAACATCAATATCATTACCAAGAGAAATAACGGGGTAGCGATCGTGACCGCTATTCACATCCTTTACGTCGCCCCAAAAGCTGGACGACTGGCGATAGCCGTTAGCCTGAATTGATACGCGAACTGGTGAGAGGTTCTGGCTTTCAGCCATAGCGATTATTTGTTGTGGAGTTAATTTGTTCGTTTCTAATGAAAACATTCGTTAGCTTCTCCTTTGTGGGCCGTAAATTTTAACGGCCCAATACTACCCCGTTTTGTCAAAAAGTGCTATTTGATCCGCTCTATTGCAACCAGAAGTCGATCAGGCTGGCGGTCGCTGTAGCATTCTCCTGTAATCCCATCCTTAAACGTAAAGTAAAGCGCCTTATGATATGAAAAACCAATCAGCCAACCTACCGCCGTTTTTTTGATGGGCCTGACTATATCGCCAGGCTTGAAAGTCTTTGTGGTAGAATGCGTTACTTTGTAACGGTTTTCACTGTTTATCACAGATATTTGCCCTCAAACAGATAACAGCCGCCAGCAGAGAATCCGACCTCTTCACGGTACAGGTTCCAGCGGTCGCCGCACTCATCAAAAACATAACCCGCAACGCTTCCAAGCGGTCGCCCTTTCTCGATCTGGTATCGCTTGCCCTGCTTAAAGTGCTTTTTGCACGGCATGTTATGATCTACAAACGTGCAAAGAACGGTTTTTGTGTTAATGGCGCGGTAATCATCTCGGTTTGCTGGAAGCCAGCGGCTACCCTTAACAAGCGTCTTAACCTGGAACTCTTCCACCTCGATCACATCATCACTTCCTGCAATCTTCTGATAAACCGTTTTAAAACGGCCTTTCATCAATACGTTGGTTTCATTACAGATAACATTCATGATCAGATCTCCTTTGTTTGTTCGATGTGATTATGCCAGGTTTTTACACCTGGCTTTTAACAAAAAGTGCTATTTTGAGTTTGACTCAAAGACGGCGCGAGCAAATCCGCGCGGAGTGAGGGAGCGGATCATCTTTGTGCGCGATGACTTGCCTCCAGTTTTGGCCCAGCCTGGATTATCTTTGTCTTCCTCTTTCGGCAGGATTAAAGCGCGTGGAGGAATAACAAAGCCGTTGCCAGTCCAGAGGCACGTTTTCTTAAAATAGCGATCACGCGCCGGAATAATATCAGGGAAGTCGGGATGTTTATCATCTTCCGGCAGATAGCCAGCGTAATCGCACGGATGGAACGTATAATCAGGCTTACGCCATAACGTTGACAACTTGCCAACCGGATTTTCGATCATGTAAGGAACACCGAAATAATCAGCTATATCAGCCGCGATTCTGCAAGTGTCGGCGGCCTCATCCTGGAACGATGGATTCTCAAGGCGTTTTTTGGCCCAATGGCGAGATCCGCTATTTGCAAGGTCGGTGCAAGGAGGGAACGCCATAATAAAATCAGGATTGCCCCACTCATTATTGATTGCCTTAACATAAAAAGCATCGTCAATCCAGACGTTAACGTATTCGATATTCTCATGCTGTATGCGCACTGACTGGTAATCACCGTGATCGCCGCCGTCAGCATTAAAGCAAATGCACTTATATCCATTATCAGCCCAATCTTTAACGGCTTTACCAGATCCATCAAATAGGGAGAATATTAAACCTTTATACATCGTCATTACCTCAAAACGGAAAACAGCGCGGACAACCAGGATCGAAATCGCATCCACAATCATTAACAATCATAGTGGGATCTGCAAATATTGCGCTTGATTCAAGATCCATATCCATATCACCTAAAGCCTCATCAAGACTCTTAATTTTATATGCCACTTCAAGCGCCGCCTCTTTATTTAGTCCGGCATCTTCTGCCATTTGAAGGCGCTCAAAAAATCCTTCTTGACTCATCGCATAATCCCCTTAATAACAGCTAAGATAATAGCCAGGCCAGCAGCAGTAACCAAAAAGCCAACCGCGCCAATAATCGAATAAAAAAAGAAATCAATAGCCTTATCTATCATTTCCACCTCATTTAAAAGGCGGCAAAACGCCGCCATATTAATTAAAGAGCACGCCAACTTTGAATATAGAAAGCGTTTTCTTCCAGTAATTCTTTTAACTGATCTTTATTGTATTTGCGCACCTTGCCGCCTGGATGGATACCAATAAGATAGCCGCCTTTGCCCTCGGTGATAGTGATTTGGCTAATTCCGCAGGACTTATCAAGTTTTACAGCCACGCGGTGATGAGCGTCAATAGTTGCCATAATGTTTAAAACTTTTGCTTTCATTTAAATATCCTCAATTGAAATATGAATGACGTGGCGCTCTTTTTCCGTCGCCGCCGTAATGGTCATTTGCAACCGCCACCATCCAAGCGTTTTTGAAAATAAATAGCCTCATTTCTTATTTTTCAGCTTAAATTTATGACCTGGAACACCAGCGCCAATATACCCATCGTTGTATTCCATTAAATAAAGGTGAAGACCATTATCTGAAATTACATGAGGATCTTCTTTGAGATTTCCAATTAGTGGATATTCTTTTCCGCGCGTAAATTTCCAAATTGAGTTATAAGTTTCTACGCATTTAAGTTTTAATTGCTTTGCCATTATGCGATCCCAGTTACGTTAAAACTTACAGCCTTTGTTGCGCTAAATACATAAGCATCAACAGCGCCGCCAAATACACGAATTTTACCCTGGCCGTACTGCGCATTCATATTTCGCCAAACCGTTCTATTAGAGCAGAATGCGCTACCAGTCTTAATAAGCGTATCCATCTCTTTTCTTAGATCGCGATAGTCCAGCCAGAATCTAAAGGCACGCTGTTTAATTCGCGCCGCCTTGATTTTTTCTCTTGCGCTATTGAAATCATTCTTTTCGTATGCCATTAAATGATCTCCATGTATGTTTCAAAGCCATTTAACTTGAACAGGCCGTTTTCACATTTGCGAACGTTCCAAGTTAGCCCTGAGTGGTACGCCTCCATATCATCAAGGTCAATGGTGATTTCAGCACCTTTCTTAAACAAACCTTTTTCGTGAGACTTGTCGCGCTTAACAACTTTAACATCAACCTGATTTTCCATCTTTAAATCCTCGTTTGTTGTCGATGCGCATAATATACCAATCAGAGGCGCATCGGTTTTAACAAAAAGTGCTATTCAACAACAGATCCAGTTAAAGAGATAAGTGCTCTTGTGATCTTGTGTCTGCGATACTTACGCGCAACAACAGGAAGATTTTCACCGCTTTGATGCCCAAAAGTGATCGGCAACTCTTCTCCTCCAGACATACCGAACTCAGTGTGTGTTGGTTTGTTCCGCCAACCCTGGATAAAACCGAAACGGTCACGAGTTATGTACCTGTAGTTGTTAGGTAGGGGCAATTGTATCCCCTCAAAATCCACGGTATCGGTATAGCTGTAAAACTTAGAACTCATAGTCAACAACTCCAAATTCGTTTACGATTTGCGCCTTGTAGAAGCCGCCATTTTTCGCCAGGTTGTAACAAGCGGCTACGGTTTCAAATTCGCGCGCTTCCGGCTGGCTGTTTTCGTGTTCCCAAGTAATCAGAGTAACCATTTTAAAATCCTAGCATTCGTTGTCGATGCGTGTAATGTACAGGAATACGAGGATTGAGTTTTAACAAAAAGTGCTATTTAGTCCAGGAATTCGATTTCACGCTCGCCAGTTAACGGATCCACAAGCCAGAATCCGAGCGGTTCGCCGTGAACACCGCCATAGAATCCAAGCGCCGTCAGATCTTCACCTTTAACGAATACCAGGTTTCCGCTACGGCTTACGTGAGACACGTTAACGATAACCGGAAATGTGCGATCCTTAAATGCGGGCCGCAGGGCGTAACATCCGTTGTTGAGCAAACGTGCTTTGCGCTTAACTGGAATAGGTGCATTAATTTTCATGGTTATTACTCCTTATCGTAAAGATTTAAAGACGTATAGTTTATTGCGGTAACTATATATCCGCATTGTTATTTCCCGTAGTGCAATATATTCCTTCCTGTTTTCCGGCATCCTGGCGAGCAATAACAGGCAGTATTTATAAGCGCGGTCAAGATTCCTTTCCGTGCCCCTGCAATATCCCTTGTTGCGCCTGGAGCGGTACAGCCATAACAATTTCTTGAACATTTCAGATACGCCCATACAGATCACAGACTTCGTTGATAAAACAGCGTTGAGACTCTTTATCCTGCTTCTCAAACATCGCACGGCATTCAAACTTATGATTATGCACGATGACTACAACCATGTTTTCAGGCATTGAGCGGTTATAGCGTTGCGCATCACTGATTGAAACGTCCATACCCATTTCATGTGCCTTCTTGATCACATCCAACATTTTTTCTTCTCCTGCAATAAGCAAACATCATTGATAAAATCAGCACGGCCCTTAATGTTGCTGATGTGGAACGTCTTTTCAGCGTACAGGCCATCACCTTCAATCACGATCATTACGCGAGTCGGTTTATTCACTGGCGCACATGAAAAGAGTGGGCGCACCGGAAGAAATTTAGTAGCCACATCCAGGTTAGCCCTGGCGGCCCTGCAAAACGCCTCCGCCAGATCCAAATCATTTTCGGTAATCACCGCCATTACTTCTTGATCTCCTTACTGATAAATTTCAGCACCTGGCGCAAGAAAACTTCGTTGTTGATAGTCGCTGGCAATTCTTCTTTCACTTCTTGCGGCAGATAGATATTGCCGTGCCAGGTCAAGCAATCGTAGTTGATACGATAAGAGCAAAGCCACTCGCAATCGTTATCTGCTTCCCAAATGCAGAGTTGCAGAACATCGCCAAAATCTTCAACAGTCAGATCCAGACCGTGACGCTTAGCGAAATTGAAAGTGGTTTTGCTGATGTTCATTTACTATCTCCTGAGCGGTTCGTTTCGATGTGTGTAATGTACCCGATCAGGTGGCATGAGTTTTAACAAAAAGTGCTATTTGACGGTTAGCACCAGGATTGTGATCGAAATAATCAAAAGTAATCATTCGTAATCAAATCGCGTCAAAATGATGATTGCCTTTGCAAATTTGATGAGAAAAGTAATCACGTTTAATCATTGGTTGCAGGGGAGATAGTGAAACCTTCCCCTCTTGCCTCACTTTTCCGCCTGGCTGTCAGTGGTTGTTGTCTTTTGTTCACCCCTGTTACCGATTTCAGGCGGCGTGTTTCCGCGCGGTTTTCCGGTGTATCGAAAACGGAAAAAACAAAAAAAAATCCTTTATAATACATTGAAAATAAAGATTATTTATTTATATATATCTATAATGTTTTCTTTTTGTTCTCACTGTTACAGTGCTTTTTGTTGGGTGTGGTGTGGTTGTGTGTTGGTATATATGGATAGTTGCGCGCGCGGCGGATTGCATATGTATATATACTTTTTCCGGCGGATTGCGTTAACAGCGTGAACAGAAAAATAACAGCCGCGAAATCAATAACTTGCGCATGATTTTGTAGTTTTTCGATATTGGTAACGTTTTGAATACAACAAAAACATTGACACGCACCAAATAGCTTTTATAATGCGCCAACAGTCAACAACTGGAGGAAAGGAAATGGAACAGAAGACCACTAAGGACTATTGCGATTGGCTTCGCGAGCTTGGTCGCCGCCTGGCTAGTGGCGATATTGAAGAGTATAAAATGTCACTAATTGACCTGGCCGGAATGTTAAGCGGTGACGACTGCTACAAGATCACGCGCAGTTCATCCTACAGCCGGACCATTATCAACCGCGTTCCAGAAGTAAGGGCCGCAGGTCGGGTAAGCATCAAGGTAGAGGAAACGGAAGATGATAAATTTTACGTTTTCCGCATGGTCCGCGAATCGAAAAGGAAAATCATCACACCCGAAGAATTGCCAGCCATAAAGGCAAGGGCGATCAAAAAGTTTGCCGATCGCATACTGGCAGCAATCCCGAATATCGTTGACCTGGAAGGGGATAAACTGGCTGGGGCTTGCGAGGGCGTAAGCCGCTACCAGGATATGATCCGCGAAATCATCAAAGAGGAAGAGCAATGAAAAAGGCATTAATCAGCGTTTTGGCGGCAATGGCATTCCTGACCGGATGCAAAGAAGATGGCGCGCATGTTGGCAATGTGCAGATGGCTAACCCTGGCGATGACTACAGCGTAAGGGAGCTATTCACCGCTGACGGTTGCACCGTTTACCGATTCTATGACGATCGCACTGTTTACTTCACCAACTGCAAGGGCGCTACTAGCTGGGAAGTGTCGAAAAGCAATGGCAAAGGCACGAAGACAGAACATATGACCGTCGAGACAAAATAGCACTTTTTGTTAAAACGCCAGGCGCGAAGCCTGGCATAATAGCCTCATCGAAACGAGATTGAGGAAACAAAAATGGCACGTCGCATCACCAAAGACCTTAAAGTCCTGAACAAAGAAAACGTAGTTAAAATCCTGGTTATCTGGGGCTACAACGAAGAAACAGCAAAGCAGAAGGTAGAGGCAGGTTATGACCTGGCTGTAAAAGCAATGCCAAACGACGACGCCAAAGGCATTGCAAACTATGTAGCGTTCTTTTAATTAGCGGGTGAATAAATGAAAACGAAATTAGTCCATAAATCAGAAATCAAGATCGGCGATACTGTGATTCACAACGGCGAGCTTAGAACGGTTGGCAAAGAGTCAATAAGCCACGATGAATTTATGGGGATCTTGTTGTTCGGTGACTCTTATCGTCTTGGTTACAAGATGGTTGAGCTTGTGGAAGAGGTAAAATTCTAAATAGCACTTTTTGTTAAAACTCAAAAGCGATAACCAGGCATAATACACACATAGACGGGCGGCAAGGATTGCTGCGGGAGAGGAGTAACGCAGGGGCTTGATCGAAGTGTCAGGATTCCCAACCGTGAGGCCAGAACTATCACACTCGCCACCAGGCAGAACGCTAGATAGGTCACTGAGCTGAGGCTACCGACGAAGTGAAGCCCGTCACCAAAGATTAAACGGTTATTTATGTGAAAGGGGTTAATGATGGATAAGATCATCAAAATGAGCGAAGTCAAGCCGGGAATGATGGTTAAGTTTGCTGGCAAATATCGCCTAGTGCTGGATAACTGCCGCAAAGAGAACATTCTTACCATTCGTGTAAATGGCAAGGCGCAGCTATTCGCCCCTAGCTCAGATATTGACGTTGAAGTTAGAATTAAGTAATTAGGAGGAAACACCATGTTAAAACTTGCTGACATTAAATTCCCGATCACCTTCGAATCTCGCGGCATTGGTCATTACATTTTTACCGATGAAAAAACATGCCATAAGGTTGATTTGTATAGCTACAAGCGTGAGCCATCAAGCATGGAGATTGAACACTTCATTGATGCACATAACAAGCACTACAACGCACTTAAAGACTATGGCTACGCAATGCCAGGATATACCAGCTTCCACTACAAGCCATACAAGGGCCAGGTGTTACCAGTTCGCTCACCGGAACGCGCAGAGATTCCGATGGTCAATATGAAAACCTGCGACTACAAAAAGCTGTGGTGCTTAAGTGTGGACAATATCAAGTATCCGATCACGTTCCACACAACTGGTAACTCAACGATTCGCTTCACATCACGCGACAATGGCGTTTATAGCGATGGTCAGAAATCAGGGTTGAAAGTTGATTTCTTTGTCAATGCTCACAACGATTTCAATCCGCACAACGAAAAAGATAAAGTGTACTACGTGGAAGACATTACAAAACACTTATTTGGAGAAACTCCATTCGGCGGCGGTAAGACGTCAATTCAGAAAATCATTGGCGATGAGATCCACAAAGCGGCTGCCGAAATGAAAGCGCCTGGAGGCTGGCGTATTGACAAGAGCGCCTTTTCAAATCAAGAAATCGTAACGCAGGGCGCAATTGAAGATATGCCAGTTGCAGCCACGCTAAAAGGAGTCCGGCTTGATGATGGTGTGTGGTTTGAAGTAACGGCTACACCAAAGACGATCGAGATTCATGA